TGACCAGTGTAAGCAATTGGAGTATTCACTGTATCACCGAAGCCACTTCTAAAACTTATCAGCGTATCTTCTTCAGAGGCGTAGTCCTTGTACATCACAGATAAGCCAGCTCGATCTGTTGCTGTCAACTCAGATGCGTAATCGTCTCCCCATCTAATGATCTCTGCAGCATCGACAAAAGGTTTTCTACTACCAAGGTATATTGTAGGGTCTACGTCTAATAGATAAAAGCCAAGTACCTTTATCGGATTGACCCCTCTGTACTCAAAAGTAAGAGTGATAGACGTGATAGAACTTGGCTCAACATTAGAGAAATCGATGTGGGTGACAACATGGCCGTCGTCATCTCGCACAAGCCAAGATGATTCGCCAATTGCGAATCCTGCGTTAGATAAAGATTGTCCCATTTATCCCTCAATAATTTCCGCATTTAAATCAAATGTGAAATTTGGAGCCGAAGTGATGCTAGCTGACAAAAGCAAGTTTATAGAATTGCTGTTGTGAGTCAAGTCTATAGCTGCTATTTCACTAGCAGGCCATTCGTGTCCGTTCCTCAATGGAGCTATGTATACATAGATCTTATCAGCAGGTGTCAATTGAATCAGGGGAGTGTTGAGGCTGCCTACTAATGGTATTGTCGCAGTAAGTGAGTTCGGGAGGAATGAATCAACTTCTGGGGTTACGTCCGTGAAACCATAACCACCATTCTTCTCTCCGCTAATATAAATCCTATACTGATCTGCATGAGCGACACCACTCCAACTGAGTAAGAGGGCCACAGTGTCCTCGATGTAAACTGCTCTTTCTATGATTGGTGTTTCAGCGTAGTAGTTGATTATCGGGAAAGCTCCTAAGGACATATGTCTTTCAACAATCTTTTCTATATCGACCTTTGTGAAGTTTCCTCCTGCCTCTTCTAGTAGAGAGAAGGGGAGATCAATAGTAAAGCTTCCAAGAAGCGGGATAGAGCGTCCGGAGACAGAATCATCCGAGAGCCACTGAAGCTCTGGATAATCTTCTAAGAGCTTCGGAAGATTGCGCTCTATCTCGTCAGTAAGTCCCCCGCCCTTTTCTCTGACATCAATAAAGGTTAAATCATTAAGAGACGCTTCTCTGCTGATTGAGATTACACCAAGAATTAATACTTTGTTATATAGATTCTTGAATCTATCGAAGGCCGTACCTTCTCCTTCGGCCAGTCCTTCTATTAGGCCAGGATCTCCAAGCCTAGAATCAGACCAAGCAACAATATTGTCATCTATGTCAAGTATGAGGTGGTGAATGGCGACCCTTGATTCGTCCAATTGAGAATCGGGAAGAATATAAACCACTGCTCTTCCTGTTAGCAGCTTCCTGTTATGAAGAGGATTCAAGTTGAGAGACATATATGTAAAGTCTCGGACTTCACGGTAGGCTCTGATGAATACTCTGTCTGTTGGCAAAAGATCAATTGGGAGACTGATGATCCCCTCTGCTTTATTAATTGAGATGTCGGAATCAGAGAAGCTCGATAGTGGGAATTTTATGATGCCCCCTTGCGCCTTCCACTTTCCAAAACGATCCACCCAGAAGCGTCTTGGTCCCGATGCGGCAGACGTGTATCCGGACTTTGGCGCCAAGGTGTCATCTGTCACTAAGAACTCAATACGATGCTGAGAGTCGACAAGTAGATTTCCGAATGGAGATAGTACGAGCCTGTTCGTAATGACCTTACATTCTTGTGTCCCACTGTATTGTATGGGCTCTACTGGAGTGAAGGTCTGAAAGTGATACTCTGGGATACTATATTTTTCCCATGATCCATCAAAAACAGAGACTAGTTCGCCATCAGTGATGCGCAAATACCATGGCTCTGTTGAACGGGCGAGTACAGGCTTCTTCAATTTTATCTGAGAGTCATGATTCAGCTTTAGGTAGAACGGACCCACCCCACTGTAGAGAATTCTGAATCTAAACTTAGAGCCGATCTGTCTTACTGTGTATAGTCTTTTACTACCTAGAGGCCAGTCGAATAGAGTGGCTTCTTTGAATGCTGGAGTCGTCTCAAGCAAAGAGAATACCGGAACCCCAGCATTCGTTGTGTAGCGGATGTAATAGACTCGAACCCGGTTAGAGATTGGATCTATGTCAGGATAGAAGTTGTGATAGACAGCAACTTCTGAGTCCTGGACGATAACTCTGAAGGTATCTGGCCTGACTGGATTCATATCCTGATCCACTATTTCCGGGCTAGCGGAGAAACCTTCGGGCAGGATGTGCTTATAGAATAGTGGATGGGGCTCGCCGGTCGTGTCCGTAGTAGTAATATCGGTAATGAGAGCGTAACGACTTGTTAAGTCAAAGACCTTATCTGTGAACCTTTGCAAGAAGCGAACTGCATAAGAATTCTCGAGAATAGAAAACCCACCAGGAATTTCATATAGATCCTTGATCTGAATATTCTTAGATGATGTCTCTGGCATCCCAACAAAAGATATGGGGACCTGATGTGGCTGTGGTTTACCAACATAGACCAGATGTCTGTAATCTTCCTGTATAGCGATTTGGATATCGCATACTTGTCTTGTGGTGGTGACATCAGTGATGCCAAATCTGATTGGAAGCATTCATCTCTCCGTTAAGGTGCATTTGTGTCGGGTGCATAGCCTAGTCCTCTGAATGTATAACAAGGAGGAGCTTCGTTCAAGCCATTTCTATATGCTACCCAGGCTACCGCCGCAGTTCCGGTTGCTGTGGTTGTCCCTAGGCTAAAAGCTCCAGCAGCCCCCTCATTCGAACCAGAAGAGGCAACAAGCGCCGAGCAAACTGCTGTCCCAGCATAAACTTCTCCGAGCCATAGTTCACACGTAACTTTGCTCGTCGTTGGCGCAGTGTTGTCCGTATCTGGAGAATAAACCCTTAGGGTAATCGTAGTCCATTCGGATATGATTTGCGCTGTCATCGGATAGCCAGCGATACCCCCGGTTGATCCATATAGACCTAAACCATTTGTCCCAAAACAGAGTCGGAATAGTTTTCCAAATGCTGTAAACATGATCCATGAACCTGGATCGTTAGAAGCATGCGCCACTGTTAATTGGACCTTGGCTCTTATCTCGAAGCTATTCGATGGAGCACTTGCCGCTAATGTTCTATAGGCAAAGGCTGAGCTAGAAGATGTCGTGACAGTCCAGGCTGACACACTGTCAAATGTGGAAATAGCGTTTGTTGTTGCGCTTCCGCTTGTTGACCATCCGGTACTGCCATCTGCGGCTTCCCACACTTCGGTCCATTCATCTGATGCATATGGTGAGCCTGCAGAAATCCCAGTCAATAGGCTCCCGTCTACTGCTGGAAGTTTTCCAGTATCGTTTAGTTGGGGGATATTGTTCGCACCCGTTCCTACATTTAGAGTGGCAGCTGTCCCGAGACCCAGGGTGGTCCTTTGTGCAGCAGCATCTGCATCGTCTAATAAGGCTCTACCTGCCGCCGTCAATGTTCCAAAAGTCCAGACTCCTTCTGCTACACTATAAATGAATTTATCTGCTGCAGAGACAACACCTAAATCAGATATATCGGTTAGTGCTGCAGATGCTGCCTGCCCACTTCCAGTGGCGCTTCCAAGCATTCTCGTGAAAGTTAACGTAGTGGTATCTAGCGTAATGGAGCCAGGGGTGGAGAGTGCGAATCCGTTATCAGCATTCGTACTTCCCTCTGTTACCCAGAACCAATCCCTCTCCTCTGTCTCTGTAGACGTGTCCATATCTGGTGAACGAGTCAGGACCCAAGGAGTAGAACCGTCTCCGACTGTTGTTACGATGTACAGACCATTCTGAGAGCCGGTCGATTGATTCTTTACTAGAACCTTGTCTTCTGCAGATAGGCTCACGCCATCGATAGACAGAGCTGCATTGGCCCCCGAGTTGGTGAGGGTCTTTCCCTCTGAACTATATGTGGCTGTAAGATTTGCAGTAGTGGCAACGCGAACAAAATAGATATTGCTCAAGCCGCTAATGTTAGTCAGCGGCTCTATGAGTCCCGTGCTCGGATTTATTCCATAAGGTTTTCCAGAAAATGACATGTCAACCTCTTAAAAGACGTAACGAGACTTTAGCTGGAGAGATATTGATTTTGGCTTGAAATCTGCTGGTGCAGGCTGGTCTGTACTAGAGTCATAGATCCTAACTGCAAGGCTATCTCCGTTAGAAAGGTTGAGCTCAATTGGCTCGACCAGATCGATCCATGTGTCAATATCCGCATTTGCAATATTTACTGTTGTGGTATCCCCTTCATCGTTGGTTAAATAGACAACAGCGTCATCGAGCGTGTCGATTCTTGCCTTTACCGCCGTGACATATACGATTGAATCGTCTTCGCTAAGTGCGGAAGAAGGAGAAGTCCATCTACTGTCCCAATATGAAATAGACAACTCTTCGACTCTATCCTGGAGCCTACGGAATCCGACTGTTGCAACTTTTCTAAACCAGTCTGTCTCATTGTCTCCGGTCTCTTCTACGACTAACCTACCCGTCTCAAAATAACGAGTATATATTTCGTCAGTGATGATCCTTGTATAATCTGTGTCAGGGCCGGAATAAAAATTGAACACTCCATACCAGACAGATTCATACTCCTCATCATCAGGATCCATCTGCCAGTCCCTGCCTAATTCAGAGGCTATGCTAATCTCTCCTTTTCGGTCAGCCCATGTCTCTCCTCCGAATCCAATTCCATGACCAGATCCAGTTGAGCCTGCAACATGAAATTTCGAAGAGGCAACAACTGCTCCGCCTACTTCAGTATCTCCTTCAGCGCCAAAAGAGAAATACGCGTCCTCGGCATTAATCCATCCACCGTTGTTCTTGTCTCCAACAAATAAATCTCCGCCAATTCTGACAGACCTCCCCCCAAGGAAAATCTTTCCACTATCTCCGCCATCCCCCTGAGACGTACTTGTGTCTGTTACGTCAAAGAATAGGTTGGGCGCTTCATCCCCAAAACTGCCAAGATATATTTTATGAGAGCTTTCACCATCATCATTTGGAGAGTTTGTGTTGTTCGCTGTAGCAGTTGCTGCCCCAATCAGAAGTGCACCTAAGAATGCATTATCTCTATTGAGAGTGTCGTCATCTTCAAGGAATCCGGCCCTCAATAGATATTGCGGAAAGGGGCTCCATGGGGTTTGAGACTCTGTGTATTGTGATGGGTTGAATCTATTGGATATAGAGGCGGCATAAATAAGACTATCTTCTCCGGCCCCGTCATGAGCATGTTTGGCCACCCTGGCTCTTACATGGGCTATAGCATCTGCGAGACCGACTCCCGCAAACGCAATAATATATCTTACAGATAAGTCCTCCTGCCCTTCTATTTGGTGAGGAAGAGTATAGCCTTCTGGAAGCTCAATTCTGACGTGGCGACGATCGCCCTCATCAACAAAGAATCGGATTTGTTCTTCTGAGTTCTGGTTGACAAGACGGATTATTGTCGATCCGTTTGCGATCCAAAGACTGCAAAGGCCTTCTGGGATTTGACCAGATTCATCAGCAACTCCAAGTTCAAAGATGTACGGGGGGACTGTATATCTAGGCGCGTGGTCTTCGACCCATTGTACGGTTCCTGAGATCAGATTGAGTGGAGTGCTGTTTGACGTGTCAAATGGAAGTGATGGGTTCATAGCACGTCTTATTGTTGGCATCTCAACCCATAGTTCTGAATCTTCTTCTTCAATCGTACATAGGGTTGTCAGAACATCATCGCCAGCGCCACCTGTAACGACAGATGCAATCTCATATATATTTGGTACAACATTTGCCCCAGAGCTAGGGCCATAGGTGTCGTAATAGTCGGTGGCATTATTTGGGGCGCTGTCTGGATCTATCTCATATTGAATTTGGGCATCAACTGGAAGCATGGTCGTTGTGTATATCTTGCGAGACCAGTGAGTCCATTGGTTGGTCCCAGTTAGATTAGCACCAGGATTTGACGCAGATCCCACGTTCTTTTTTGTCCATCCACTTATAGTCCCCGCCCCCAATGTTGTTACGGTTGAGTCAGGAATGAAACTCAGAAGCGCCTCTTTCCCTCCTGAGATGGACTCAACTACTCTTGGTAGGTTCTCGTCAAAATCCGCAAGACCATACTTCAATCCTCGAGGGAGTCTTGAATCTAGCCAACCCATGCTTCCCATTGTGCGGACAAGATTCGAAATATAGGTAGCCTGCTCACTGGACTCACCATCGAAATCTCCAATGATTCGTGCTAGCACGGCAAAAGCTACGTCGATCTGAGCAGCCCAAGCATTCAAGAAACGTGCAGTAGGTTGCTGACCATCAACAAAGCTTACAGGCACAGGGTAAATATCACTAAGTATGTCTGCCATTTTCTTATCCTATGTAAGTAAACAACTTGCTAGTGTGTTCACTGAAACTAGAGACCGCGATGTAATAATCTCCTGGGTTCCCTGTTGGGGGAGCCGGGAGACTGTCGATTTGAATCCTGTCTGCGCTAATTACTGCAGATGCTGAGGTGATATCCTTTAGGCTAGAAATTGTACCATCCTCATTTACTTTGATTATATAAACAGAAGGGCCATTCGGGATACTCGTAAAGCCAGTACCGACAATAATTAGAGTCATGGCAGAGACACCTTCCTCGATAATCTCATCAGCTTCATTCCTAAATTCGGTGACAGAGTAATCATTCGGAGAAATGTAAGTGGCCGTTCCAATTCTCGAGCTATCGATATTCTCTTCGTCTGGGTCCTCTTCATGGAATCCGTCTGCATCTATTCCTTGTAAGTTTGGCAGTTTCCATTGCCCCTTCATTGTCTCGTTGAGAGACAGATAGAAATTCAATTCATTACTTAGAAGAATTGGACTTTCAACTGTCTTTGCATGGACTGTGCTGGTTCTGTCAATAACTACACGGTATCCCATTACAAGCTGTCCAGATGGTAGCTCACGGTCAAAGACCAAGATGGCTTGTTTATTTGAGATTTGGACTACCTCGATAGGACGAACAATCTCATAAGCCCCATCACTGTCATATGCCCAGACTTTAGCCAATCCACCATCTCTCGTTGTTGAATTATATGGAGTGAGGTAATCCTCAGGAGCTCGGGGATCATCGTTGTAATCCTCTAGTGTATTTGCTCCAGGAGTGCTGACAACAAAGAGATAAATATCTTCAACTGCATCGTCTACTTGTTCTGTAACAATCAGAGCATTGTTAGTCCAATCAGCTCCTGCTCCACTCCATACGGCTATGGCTTCTGGAGTCCTATCTGTAATAATAGGATCGAGGGGTGTAAAGGCGGCCGTGAGATCGTTTGCCGTAGGGTTGAGGATTGGATCCTCCGTTGAATTAAAGAGGTGGACCTTGAGTACAAACTCATTGAAATTACTCTTGCCGAAAGCTTCGGTGTATGCGTAACCATCTCCGTCTGTTACAGCTGCAGATTGTGTAAATGCCAAGAGCCCATCTGGACAAACAAATTCCACTGGGACATTCGGGATGCCTTGTGGCGGCGAACCATAAGCCAAGACTCTAGCTCTTAATGTTGTGATGTCTGCTTCTGATGTCGGAGGGACACCGAGCCCCTCCAGTGTGTTGTCGACCAACTTGCCATGATACAAGGTTCCAAGACTGTTCCTCTCAGAAGGACTATTGGTGGTTAGCTCAATTCTCCATGGAGTCAATCGACGATTGTCGAGCACCAAGAACCCCTGCTTCAATGCGTTTGTCATAGGATCTAGATCTTCAGTTGGATCTGAGAAGACATGTGAGCTATCTTTTTTGTCGTAGCGGATGTATGGGACTGAAGTCCATGTGACTGTTACGGGCTCGTCAGGTCTATCTCCATAAATTGGATCTGCATCTCCAACAACGTTCCCGCCATTACCGAAACGAATGGTGCCCCAAAGTGGGTTCAGCTCATACACCTGTTGGTTATCACCGGCCGCAACATCCTCTAGAGACTGAACTCTCGTCCATCGAGTAACCCCCACATATACCTGGGTGCTGTCTACGTCTAGGACCAACTCTCCGACCGAGTCTTCGCTTTCGAAGCTAGATACATCTAGCACGGGAAAATAAGGGAGGAAGAAAACCTCTCCGTCTATTCCAACGATGCTATCAGTTATCTCTACGAATGGATGCGAGACGCGGACGTCTTGATTGAACTGTAACCGTAGGGGCTTATTCGGCTTATAGCTGAATGTGCCCAGGTTGTCTGGTAGAGTCGCGCCGCCTTTCCAAAGCCAAATACCACCGCCAGCTCCGCTACTCCCCTGATAGCCAACTGCATAATCGCCGTATTCTAGGTCCTGGTCTGGGTCTGCGAACTTCTCATGCCAGAGAGAGAATGGAAGTTCTCTCACAAAAATATCTTTCCTTGAGAACCTTACCCCCCAACTCTTTACAGGATCGTCATCTATCCTGATACGAAGTATGCTGCCTTGGATCGCACTGTTCTCATTTAAGAGAATGGGCTCATTCCAATGTGGGTCTGAATCATTCTTTATAAGCTTGAACTCCAGCTTAGTCTTATCCGTATTGTTGTAATCATCCCCGTCTTGCTCAATACCATTGGTGGCGATCCCAGTGAATTTAGAAACTTGAGTGAAGCTTGCAGATTGTTTTATCGCTAAGTTCCTATCACGAGTCAAACGCTTAACCGTGACAGGACTTATAAGGCTGGGTTCAAAATCCAAATCTATATGTGATCTGATAGAATCTTCGTCTGGCGTTCCTGGATCGGTATCTGGAATATAGGTAAAGGTGATATCATTTGCCGGAATTGCGAGTATGCTCTCGGAGCTATGGAGGTAATCCGGACTCCTGAAGACCCAGTAATCTCCTCGTATAACTCCTGGTGTCCAGCCAAGCACAAAGCCTTCGTCCAAGAAATTGATTTCATCTAGCTCAATTGCATTCTTGCTGCCTATCCCAGTCTTAAAATATGTTTCTGGGATCTGTGTAAAGTCAAGATCGCTTGCTAATGGTAAGGTGAAAAATGAGTTAAGTAAATCGGGCGATTGCCACAACCCTTCGTCGAACTTCCATCCCGGAAGATTCCTGAAGAGTGCATGCCCCTCGTCACGAGAGACAAGTCGGAATCCTCCGAATAAACTGAAGTTGTCTTCCTGACCAATCTGATCACCCATTACTCACCCCAATACTGATCGAAATCCCCAGCGGTTAGGATTTCGCGAATTATTTTGTATGTTGCCTCCTTAGGGAGACCATTGGCTGTACTTTCATCTAATGTTGTGTAGAAATTTCTGTCCACTTGTTCGAAGCAAATTCGTTGTGCCCCCTTAGTTGCCAGATCCATTATCTTAACATCGGATAAGTTTAATTTGAAATCATTTAGACTGACTAGATAAGATACTTTGATTCTTCCAGCAGGAGGAGAGAAGCAATACAAGAGTCCGTCAGCATAGTCGACTTTGTATTCATCTGCAGATTCTAATTCACTATCAAGCGACCTTTCGCGTCTCAATCCTATTGATTTCGTGAATAGAATCGAACCAGGAATTATATTCTTATATTTAAAGCTAATTATTTCCTGACCAACCAGCTCTTCTTTTACTATAATTCGTGAATCGAATTGAGTAATGAACTTTGCAGATAGGTCACTATCTCTGATTAAGGTTGCCTGGAAGTTTGAACTTTCGTTGATCCAGTCAACTAGTTTTCCTACAGTCTTAATTGGCTCTTCCCCCAATGTCGCTTCTCTTTCTAGTTCAGGCCTAAGCCCCTGACGCTGATCTTCTTCACTCACCCATGAGCTGTATATCTTGATAGAACCTTCCTCTACTACCATTCTTAATTCACTTACGATAGATTCCGGACGAGTCGAGACTTGGATAATCTCCTGATCGCTTAGATTCAGTTCGAGAGTAAGGGCATTTAATAGTCCCTTATAGCTTGAGCCACGTCTCTTTGCGGGTAGAGATCTGATGCGTTGTCCGTACGACCGATTTGATTCGCCTTCCATTCTCGGCAGAGAAAGCATGTTTCCGAAGTGATCAAATAGATTTCCCACCTCATTTATTCGAATTCGGGCAAGGGTCTTCTTACTTCTAGTATTTACTTCTTCCAGATTGTCTTCGCTGAAACTATCAGCAGCTAATCTAGATTCTTCCGAATTCAGGGTGATGACAATAGTCCCCTCTGCCCCACCTATTAATATATCTGCCTCAATGCTGATTGTAGTGAAGTTCGCATCAATGGATGTATCAACGGCCTGTATTGGAAGTACTTTGATTACAGTCGATTCTGGATCTAAGAAAAATAGATTTTGAGATGTAGTGATTTGGCCATTCGTGACCTTTGCACTAAGTGGCAGAATAAAAGTATCATCCTCAAGGAAAGACAGTGTTCCTGTCAATCTTGACCCAGTAAGAGATAGAGGCCCTCTGACTTGGTGAGAAGTCTCATTTATTAGGACTGTGCCTGAGAATATTTTACTCATTGAATTCAACCTCTACAGCATCATACTCTTCTCTAAAGTAAAGCTTATTATTCTCTGCATCAACCATGAATGTGTCATACACAGGACGCAACTTGTATATCGCTTCTGCGTTTGAGATCCAAAGTTCACCATTTTCTGTCAAATGGATACGGTTGATTTCATCAATTAAACTAATAAGATGACCTAAGTCATACTGGGCAATGGCATTCTTTTGGTGCAATTGAAATATTTTACGGACTATTTCTGTCGTTCCATCTGTATACAAGATGCGCAATTCAAATATGTAGTCACCAACTTCATCCAGTGTCAGATCAAAATTTCGTTCTTTGATCCCGTAGTAGCTGATCGGAATTGGATTATCATTCCAGTACTCATAGTCAAACAACTCTCCTGTCGAAGGCTTTATATAGAGTGTTTCATTGTCGGGCTTAACCACACTCCACATCCAGGATCGTGCAGTCTTAACCCCCTGTGGCCGCTCCATCTCCACGGAGAGAGTGATGCTTGGGGCGTTATCTTCTACTGTCTGTAGATCATATGCGACTAAGGCGAACGACTGCTCTGGCTGTTCTGTGATTCCTGTCATGAGACTTAGGTTAGACGGGAGTCTGTCACGTCTATCCCAGATGTACAACTTGTCGGAGTCTATCCCGTAAAAGTAGTTGCCGCTCATGTTCAGGCTGTAATCAGTGATAGAGACTGCATCTCCGTTAATATTGGCAAGTCTGTATCTCTCGACCGGATTAAAAGAACTTATTCCCCTTGCAATATCGACAAGGTATCCTTCTCCAGAGAGGAGCTTGTCAATGAAACTTCCAATCTCATCTTCTCCGCTTTGCCATTTAATAGTGTCTGTGCGCCTGTTTAAGACACTCTTGAAGGAAGGCTCTACCCTGGTCCCAAGTCGTGTCGGGAACAGCCCAAAAGTGGCCTCTCCGCTCACGGATTCGATATTCGTTTCTAGGCTTACAGAGTCGATTCTTGACCAGTTAAGTTTGCTTGAAACATCTCCCTCTTCGAGAATGAGGATCTCTTCTGTCTGATCAACGCCAGTTGCACTTGCCCCCTTCAGGGTGATGAAAGTCTGGCCTAGTTCACTTCCTGTTATATCAACAAGTGATGTTGTTGAGTGAATATGGATATAGACTCGGCCGTTAGTCGGAACATCAAATGCATTAAGTGAACCAAGCTCCCTTAGAGAAAGGGATGGTGTTAAGGCAATGAGTGCGGGTCTTGTGGATTCTGAGACTAAAAATCTTGTTGGAATGGCCTCTTCCCAGAAGTCTCTAAAAGATTCTTTTGCTGTCAGCTCAATCCGGTTGACACCGGAATAGCCCCATGCAGTTGGAGGCACAACAGAAGGACTCCCTTCGCTATCTGCAATGAAACTAAATTCTTCATCAGATGAAAGCTCGTACTCATATAGCCAATCAGGATCCTCAATGTCTGATGCATTGATGAGAAGAGAGCGATTGTGGGACTGAATTCTCTGGCGAATGTTATCCATCTTTAAAGCTATTGGATTCAATAGCTGTTGGAATACTGAATATCTGTCGGCGCCTGCCTTGGTATAATCTGGCATATACGAAGCTAGTTGCTCCATGTATGGAGCATAGACATAATCCGGAGATCTATATACTGATTCAGGGGCGACAAGTATGTTGAAGTGGCCAACTGATTGTCCGTCTGTGTCGGTTCCCGCGACAGAGACCCGCATGCTTTGTCCGCCAATGGCGGTAAAGATACCGGTGATAACTATAGTACCTTCTGCTGATTCTATGTCTACAGGCAAATGGACATCATTAATGCTCACTGAAATTGAGGCAAGCATTTCCTCTGTGGGCTCAGAGTTGTTTGTGGCATTTATCTGCAAGTAAACTTCTCCAGCCCCAATGAAAGTCTCTGGAGAAATTAGTTCATATGTGATCATTTCTCTATAATCCTAATCGCGACGTTTGGAGTTCCTTCAAGTGTTAGACGTTCATCTATAAGGAGAGGAAGATTTGCGTCTCTCACAAGAGTAGGTCTACGGCCTCCGGTGACTAGAGAGTCCCTCCACAGGATCACCTCTGATAGTGGTTTGCCTGGGCTGCCGATATCGGCAATTCTCTTATCGCTATTCATTATAGCATTCGAGATTGAATTTAGATTTAACGTTTGGCCCATTTGAGTGCTGGCAATAAGGTCCATCACCGACTGACGAATGTTGCTATTAATCTGTTGTTTATCTGGAATGCTTGTGCCTTTTACATATCTGACATCCATGGCAATCTCTAGGCCAACTAATTTTGGGGCTCTTGTGAGAATATCCATCCCGAGTGATTTAACAACAGAGACAGATCTAGCAACGCTTTCCAGTATGACGTTGGATACTGAGCCATCTGTCGTGTCAAGAATCAAGTCTGCCGTGCCCACTCCTCGGAATAGAGGAAGTATAACAACATCCGCGATTGATTGAATTGTTAATGCAGCAAGTCTAATAGCAGTTAGATTCCCAGTTTCTGCAGCAAGGAGAGCATTAGTTATCTTGTGGCGATAAAAACTATCCGAATCTGGTTCTTGTCCATTCTCGATAGAAGATACGTTCGATACCTTTAATTGTGTATTCGGGAATGTTGTATAGGATTCGAAATTAATCTTTGTCAAGACTCCCTTCGCGACATTACCTCCAGCCCCAAAGCGTAGAGACCTTGCGCTTGCGAATTGTTCTCTGGCATTGGGCGAGAGGATTAGACGAGAGAGAGTGCTATATCTGATTGTTCCATCCGGGGAAGAGATGGTTGTCCCTGCTGGAATGATTATAGGACGGCCACCGTTGAGGTCACCGAACGTCAAGGGGTCGTCTACGTAGACTACTATTGTCTGATCTGCAATCGAAACATTGGCAGCAGAACGAGGGGTTCTCTGGAGGCCGACTAATTCGCCAAGGAAGTCCAAATAGATTCCACTAGCTCCATTCACTAGGCTCAACACGAGAGATGATGTGAGTGTGTCCTCTAGGCGTTCTAGCTCCGATGAGAGAATACCTAGCAGTGTTCTAGCTTTTGAGCCTGGTGTGAATCGGGTAATCTGTGAATTGGCTTTTAGTTGATCGATTGCTCTGCTAAGAATCTGGTCTGCGTTTTCTGTAATGGTATTGGCCATTTTATAACCCTATGAATTTGGCACTATCAGAGTCGTATGCCATGGTTTCGGTAAGCTCTCCTCTCGGAGTGATGACGATGATGCGGAATAGGCAAATGCTATTTCCGATAGGCATTGGGATTATCTCGAGATCCCCAGGAGAGATTAGAAGATCCGAAGTAAGAGAATTTCTTATTGCCATTAAAATGGCATTTATATTTGCTGGGGTCCCTGGCTCTCCAGTGAAACTTTCTAAGTTTGCTCCTAAGGTTCTATTCAGAACCCAATCACCCGTAGTCGCTCTTAACCTCGTCCGAATTTCTTGAATTAATGAACGACCATATACCTCGGAGGTATCCTTGAGATCTCCATTAGTATCAACTTCAAGATCCCCTTCAGCTGTAAACCATAAATCGACTTTGTCTGCAGCAGCCATATTTTTATCCTAGAACCGCTAAGGCCCCAATAGCCATCGTTGTAGTTAGAAGTTCCTGCACATCGGCGAGGGGAAGAGAGAACCGTAGTACTGAGATTGGGGTCAATATTGTTGATGGGGCGCCAGAGAGAAGCAGATCATTGAATGTCCACATGCCAGCGATTCGTAGCTCTCCAGGATTGGAAGTAAACCCTACAGGCCCCCTGATGACTGTTCCAGACTTCCCGATAACAGAGATGCCAACAGTACTCTTTGCGTCATCTGTGTCTGGTGCGGAGATATCTACGATGTCCGGAGAGATCATGATTGCAGCTCTGCCAGACGGGGACGCCTTGAGCAGCTTTGTCTCTGTGTAACGCAGCTTTCTCATACTTCCTGCGACGTCTTTTATTGTCCTCTCTTGCTCTTCTTTTGATGTCCTTAATTTGTCGAGTACTGCCATCAGATGCTCCATGAGTGCCGTATTGGCATATAGGTAACCGATTGTTCGGTTCCTTCTGTGTGAGATAGTACAACATATCCTTTAGACATTTGCCAACCAAAATAAAACAATAAGGCGTGGACACCTGGCTTAACTAACGTGCTCATACTTATGTCTATAGGTGCCATGATTGGGAATTTTATTCCGTCGATCTGAACTCCATCAAAGGCATCGCCCTCATTCGAGACTAATTGGACAGTAACTCGATTCTCTGCTCTGTATACTTTTCGAATGATGACCGGGATTGGCGGCCTAAGGCCAACATGGGAAAGTTGCGTTTGTGCATTTTTTAGCTCTTTGTTTGTTTTTCTCATCATTCACCTGCCCAGAAGTTCGCCCAACCAGCAGCCACGATATTGTTCGCCTCATCGATTCCGTCAATAAAGTACTTCCACTTTTCATCGGCAGTCTTCTTTGCTCCATCAAAATTTGTGCAAACAAGGCCATCTGTCTCGAAGCCTTCGAGGCCAATTATGTATGGCTTACCATCTTTTATCAAAGGTGTGATAATAATAGGCTCTCTTGTCGTATTGTACTTTAGGAATTTGTACAGAAGGCCTCCTGCGACGATTGCCGATACGCCTACTGTTATAGGCAAGAATGCCGCAAGACCTGAGGCCCCAAGCCCTGTAGCGAAGCCTGCGACTGATTCTCCATTAATTGGGATGCCTCCTTGACCTGATTCTATCATAACGGTGTCCGTGGCTATCTGAAGAGCTCCTGCTGTTAATGTGGATGCTCCAGTGCCTCTTGGTCTGAGACTATTAGCAGCAGCTGCATTCGAGTTTACCCCCATATTCTCCGCCTTTGGCCCCATGCTCCTCACCTTTGCCGTGAGATTAGCAGCCTGTCTCTTACCTTCTTCTGATAGGACATTGAAGAACTTTCCTGCTTTCTCAGCAGCATCCAAAGCTTTCTGTCCTGTATTGGTTGCGAATGCAGCTGCTTTGTTGAAACTCTTGGCTGCATTGTAGGCAAGAGCTCCACCACCTATGGTAAGCCCAACACTCACTCCCAGCATTGCACCAGTGGTAAAGTCCTTCGCTGTTGTATCAAAGAACTTACCAATAGCATCTACCATCAACATTTTGGCGTCCCCAGCAACAGACACAATCATATTCGGGACGATCTCTGTGATGAGCCCGGTCTCTTGAGAGAATGTATGAACGACCTCTTCTATCTCAATGGGACCTGCCATATCACTATATGTATCGTTCAGCCAGACAATGTCGTATGGTTTCAAGTGCGGCTTACCCAGAATTACAAGCTCGCCTCTATAGTTTTTCTTTAATGAGTTAGCCAGTAGCTGAGAAGCATAGCGTCTTGCGAGGTTCGTAGAAGTGCAGTTCGGCCATGCTTCAATTGTTCTTCTAATGTGATGCTCTTTGATATTGTCATCAGCATTAACGACCAGTGTTTCTGGGCTCTTCTGATCAAAGGTGCCGAAATTAACAGAGCTAAAGATGCCTGCATTTGTGTAGTGCAGTTCGACGCTATTGTATGACTCTGAAATATCGGTACGGATATTGTTCTTCAGGATGTCATGCAGGCTTGTCACAAGCTCATAGTTTCTGAATGGGCGCAAACGAGTCCCCTGCCAAGCAACAGTAGTCCTATAGAAGGCATCACTGTCGATCCTGGAATAGTCCTTATTCAGCCTCATGCCCTTTTCGGATTCGGCCTTTGCTCTTGCCTCTTGCTCTAGTCTATTGATTTCTGCGAATGCCCTCTTCCCGTTCGGCTTCCAGGCAACAAACAGCTCCTCTTTTGCTCCAATCGATTTGGCTAGGGCCCTGAGGTTGTTGTCCACATTCTCTGGAGCGGCCTCTGTTAAACGTAGGGTCTCTTCCATGCCCCTTGCCAGAGCGACCTGCTCACTGACAGGGGGGCTGTTGTAATTCAGCTTACTGTTGACCTTCAGGAGAGCATCTCTTAGTTCCATCTGACTGACATTACCTGCTGTGAATTCACCATCTCTTTCGAACTTATCCAATGCTGGTCTAGATAGGTATTCCATATCTGGATGCCCGAAGAACATTGTCATTCGGGCATCCGCACCTTGGCCATATGGGACCGGATAAGCTACATAATCTGGATGACGAAGTTCCATCTCTTTGAATACGTCCCATATAGTTGTATTCCAGAATACATAGTGAAGGTCCCCCCAAAGTCGCTCCCATAAACTTGAATACTCTTCTACAGGGGGAATGAAGATATTGTCGTCTACTACGCTTGGTCTCCATGTCCATACTGTTTTGACTCGTCCGTCTGGGCGGAGTTTTTGGTGGCCGAAAAGCTCGCCAGTAAGATCTATGTCGGAGAGGCGCCAACGTCCAAAGTGGCGTACTTCTTCTCTGTCCATAGTGTCGTGCACAAGATCGGCCGTGGTCGTGTTCCATAGGTCGACGTTCTTGGTAGGGTCTGTGCCAAATGTTTTGGCGACCAATTCTGCGCCATAGCTCTGGCATACAATTGTTATGACTTGGTTTCCTTCGAACTGAGCTACCTGCCCAATAAAGATTGTATCTAACTCCGTAGGATCATTACAGTATCCGAACTTGACGATGACCTTCATTCCCTCTTTGATCATTGTGCTATAGAAGGGGTTACTGTCGTCTACCAGTTTGTTTTCTGGGACCCTACTTCCGTCTGAGTTAATAGTTCCAGTTAGATCTTTAATCGGTCCTCCACCATTGCCGGCGTCGAACTTTCTATTGTAGAGGACGCCATCAAGGTCAAGCACCTGAATTACACATGTGGATACGGCGCTCTCCTTGTTGTGGACGATACTGATTTCTTTGATGGCATTGACTCCATAAAAGTCATCGAGTGACGGTGTGGATGCAAGTTTATTTATTATCTCTCCACCCAATCCTTCTGGCGTACTGAAGTCGGACTCCCCGTCTTCCTCGACAAAGAATACCTTGAATGTAGGGAAGGCTCGTCGGACTGCATAGTGATCGCTCTTATACCTGTCGCAAAAAGTCTTGAACATCTCGTTGTATGTCTTCGGGTTGAAGACATGTTGTATCTTATTGAGATTTTCTAACTGTTCCCCGTCAGAGGTGCCAATGAAGAAGCCCTCTTCTAAGGTTTCTTTATAAGCAGATTCAGAATAATGGACTTCCATAGAGAGCTTACGATCATAATTCTCCCTCGTTCTTCTTTCCGAAATATTGTTTTGGAGCTTAGCTTCTCTTCCAGGCAGAGAAGCTAACGTATAATTCGTTTCTGGCGTCGCGCTAATCCTGCTTTCTGGTTTGCCGTCTACTTTCGTTTTGAATACTCCGTTATTAACCGCAGTTCTTACATCACCGGTTCCAGTATAAATATTGTCTCTACCTATATTTGCAGCCTGGAGTCCTGTGCCAGATCCGACTCCATAGATATCTTTGAAGTTCTCGTGACCATAATCAATTGCGTTGCTTCCCTTGGCGAAGCCAATCCCCTTCACTCCTGTTGCTGCAGTGTCTGCACCATGAATGATTTTCAAAGTCTCCAGCTGACATAGCTTCACGTCAGATTCGTTGACCAAGAAGAAGTCTGGATTTGTATCAATGCAGAGTCCAGATATTGGGTTCGGCGGAAGAAGTAAGTCCGGATAAGCTTGATTGGTTTTCTGGTAAGAGGCCCCTCGCATTGATGAGGCGAATAGCGATACGAAGTCTGGATCCCCATTGCCGCCAGCAGATCGCCCCAGGGCACTTAAAAGTTTCCGTCCATGGTTGGTGCTCCACTTGTTGAATTTTTCTGAGGCTATCAGCCCTCTATGAGTCTTGTCTCCATATAGGACTTGGAATGTGGCTCTCGACATTTCGGATGATGCAGGGATGGCCCTTCCAATTTCTCCACTATATTGAGCCGAACTAATGACCTCTGCATCAAGTCCAGCATTTGCTGCAAGTGTATACCTTGTCCCAGATAGCTCCACTAATGCGTCAACAGCGGTTTTTGCGACATCACTAGGGCCGTAATTTAGCGCGCTAAATTTCACAGCGACCGTATGCTCCAATACTTCCTCTGTGCGGCTCACAGGCACAGTGTTTCTTTCTGGAAAAGCAAGCGGATCGGATTCGCTATTAGATATGATCGTAGTTTTTCCGTCTTTATAGAAAAATTTGTATCGACCATCGGGAAGTTTTATCCGTCGGAGGAGAGGGATGCTATCCATGACAAGCGAGCTACGCTCACTTAGCAAATCTTCGAGTAGAGAGCTATGCCCCTTTTCCCCTTTCTGTGGTGCACTGTGGCCCGTAACTATCAACCCATCTTCATATACTTCTGTTGCGATATTGTTCGAGTCCGGGAGTGTTGATCCCCCGGTAAAGCTAGCTAGCACTTTATTCGAGAGTTCTTGATGCCCTGACTGAACAAACGCTTCGTACGTGACTCCTACATACTTCTTCTTGATGAGGAGGTCTAAGACTTGTGCGCCCACTGTGTCAAAGCCGACTTCCTCGACTGCAAGAATGGGCCTTTGTCCTTCTTCAACTATTGTGTTGTCTACGATTCTCATCACGACGTTGAGGTCATCAGGAGATCCTGTGACCGTGTCTACATTTATCGTTTCGAGAAGAATGCTTTGGATATTCATGGAATTCAGTAGTGGATTGAATACTTCAATGCCTCTACGTTTTGCGAATTCTCTAAAATGTATTGCAGAAGTTTCATAGGCATTGACCATGGATTGGAAATCTCTGACGAACTGTCGACCAATTGGAGTTAACGCCCTGAAGCTTATGGTCCCTGCTGTTTGTTGGCCGCCAACATATTGCGTTGTTGCGAACCTGTGACCATCTAACGGCATCATCACAAAATTTGTGCCGAATGTGACAGCAAGATTCATTGGAACAACCGCATTTAGGTATTCAGATATATCTATTTCGTGGAACCCCAATTGAGCGATCTTACCTGTGATAGCATGCTTCACAATCAATACGTTTTGCGAGACTGCTGTGGCTAGGGCTAATAGCTCAGCAGATAGCTGCTTATCAGGGGTGGTAGAAGCGAAATCTCTTGTGAGCTGAACGAGCTCTTCCTGTGTCGGCATCATGCCAGCCTCAGGGAGATGCCTCTCCATCGCTATACGGAGAGCTTCTTCTGAGTTGTATAGTTCGCTGAAGCGCTGTTCCAGTGGGGTCTGTCCTACCGCAATATCTAGTTCAGAAGCTGTAATCCTTCCTGGTAACCTGCTACCAGAATTAAATGCTTTGCTGTCCCATCCAGGAATGCGCCTAGAAGCTTGGGCGATTCTTCCTGCATATAGGTTTTCGTACTTGGCTAGCTCTGCTTCATCTCTTGCTTTATTGACCTGGCGATAGCCTGCACCCAATCCAGACCAAAAGAATTTTTCGAAACACTCTGCCGGGGAGAGGTTCTTGTCCTTAGCCGCATTTCGTAGGTCTTTATTAACTCTGATAAGAGAAATGATTCTGGAGATGTTAATGTTAGCATCACCTGCATTGTAATACTTGTCGGGCTCAGCTGCTGCCTCTGTTGGGGAGCCTGCAATACGCCCTCCCATGAACTTTGGATCAGAAGCTCCTAGCCCTCGCGACTTTCCTTTCCTATCGACGTAGCGATTTAGTTGGAATAGACCTTGAGCGATGCCACTCTTATGAGCTGCTGTAGGATTAAGCCCTGACTCATATGAGGCTTGGACTATCGCCGCAATAGCAAAGGCTGGCGTATATCCTTCATCTATCATACGAGTATAGATGAGGCTAGCCACAGCTTTCTCGCTTGGATTCAGAACCCGTCCAGAACTTGGGTTCTTGTATAGGGTGATAACATCTTCCCCTGATGGACCGCTTACGTGAGGCTTCCACCAATTGATGATAGACGTGTTATCACCAGCAGGTGGTGCATGTGTGGTCGAGGGATTTGGAGCTGGAGTCGGAATTACCTTCTGCGCCGGGGTGAATTTGCTAATAATGTCTGTTAAAGACTTTTTGCCTTCTGGCGTGTCTATTAGCCCTGGCGCTTGTGGAATCATAAACTGGAAAGCTACATTGTGATCAAAACTCTCAAGATTGAAAGGAGGCATTGCCGCTAACGCTCTTTCGGTATATGGGCGCTCCTTTTCGCTTCTTCCATCTGGCTGGTCTTCAAGACGGATCGCGCGGTTGGTTGACTTGTAGCGATAAGGCCAGAGCCATTCAAGTAGCGGACGAGCCTCTCGAATGTTTTCTGTCCACGTATGTATGGCTGTGGCATTAAATACAGTGCCTGGATGCCCATAGTCCTTGATAAACAAGAAGCGGCCGCTGTCGTCCTCTGCTCCACCACCTTCAGAGTCCTCTCGCGAGACAGAATGATAGAGACTAGTAAATTGATCTACCGTATTAGCCGGATCATACCATTCCTTTCTAAAACGAAGTCTTGGTGTAAATGGGCGGTGGTTGAACCATACGAACTGGAATTCGGCAGAGAGGGTATATGGCATCCCTGGCACTGTCCCGATATTGACAGAACGTACGAATGCTCCGATAACTTCGCCGGGGACCACTGGCAACGTGGTCCTTAACAATTCATTATCGAGGAAGCAGAGTGGCATCTTCTTCAGGCTGTAAAGAATTGGCATGAGCGTTTCGTTGATTGCCGCCAACGGATCTGCGGGAGCTACGATGCCGTTGACCAATTCAACACTTCCAGTTGTGTTGCCGGTGAAAAGTGCTGTTACGGTAATGTCGATTCTTCCGTGCCCAGAACGGATCTTTGTCGATTCTCGCGTTCGCAGAGTCTCAAAATTAAAGTTCTGATTCTGTTCAGTAATAGATATGCCTTGAGGGGGGATAGGAAATCTTATTCCGTTGATTTCGAATACACCTCTAGTGACAGCTCCTCGCGTTGGCAACTCATAGCTTTCTGGATCTACGAAGAGGGGCTGATCATTCTCCCAGTTGATAGTCTCTGCTGGCTTTGCTGTTTCTTCTGGGGGTGTCGTTGATGTGGATTGTCTTGGAAAAATCATCTATCTAGTTTCTTCCTAATGTATTCTTGGTTGATTCGTTCCCGATAATCGTTGACCGTGAAGCTCACGCTTGATCCCGGAAAACGCTGTCCTAGTTTTGCTGCAATTACACTCGGATCAATATCTCCACTTGAGCTACCTCTGACTCTCACTGCCCTGCCGGTTCCTGTGGACACTCTTGCGGAGTGTCCCATATCTGTTGGTGGAGTGGTTGGGTCTCCGGTAGAATGCCTTGCTCCTGCGGCATCAGCTTCTTCTGAAGATATACTACCAGGGGAGCCGAGTAACATTGAGGTCGCAATTGCCAAACCTGCACCAAGCATCAGAGGCTTCTTGTGCCTTAGCATGATATCATATGCATCAGAGAATGAGGCTGCTGTATTCTTAATGTTTTTTTGTAGTGGCGACATTTCTGGAACCACGCCTTTTGTGGCCTCTCGATAGAGCTCGTGCTGCATGCTTGAAGCCATTCCATTGTTAGCTGCATTCATGGCTGCTGTTCTAGCTTCATTTGTTGCAGTTTCATTCTTGAGAGCAGTCAGTAGGCTGAACTCTTCTTTACTCGCTGCTGCCTTTTCGCCAGCCTGGAGAACCATCCTGATATGTTCTGGCGAAGCTATCTCGTCGATGATAGTGTTCGGCTTGACACCATGTAGAGCCCTAAAGTGCTCTTGGAATTGCTGTATGGCATGGTCAGAAGAACCGAACTTTCCACGCAGTGCTTCTTGCATGTAAGCAGCATGCCGGCCAACATCTGCAACCTGATGCATAGGAACCTGACGTACTTTCAAAATGCTTTCTGGCATGATGCCCATTAGCATCTCTGCAAAGAGCCTTGAGTTGGCTCCAGCCGAAGTAGTTCCTGCTGTCCTTCTATGCATTGCTCTTGCGAAATCTGTTGCATTGGACATGCTGCCAATTCTAGCCTTTTCCAGCTGGGCCATCTGATCTTTGGCCCGTGCTCTCATCTTCCAGAGTTCGCTATTTTGCTCCATCATTTCTGATGTTATTACTGATGGGTCCTTTGCTTTAAGGGCCTTATAGAGTTCTTCCTGTCTTACTTTATACAAGAAGTCTTCTTCGGCTAATTTCTGCTCTGCTGAGAGCCCACCAGTCGATCTCATTGACTCGACAAGTCGATCTTCTGCCCCCTTGCCAGCAACTTGCTTAGACTTCTGCCAAGCTCCTAGGAGCTGTTCTTGGTAGGCTGCACGTTCCTGAAGCCGCCCCTGAATGCTCTTGTCCTTCGCCATGAAGATGCTGATTTGGTCGTCGTCATAGTCGGCGCCGAGGACTTGTTCGATTTGCTTGGGCAACCAGACAGATGTCCCCTCATGTTGCTTCTTGTAATAGTCTGCTAATTCGGCTGTGATCAGCTGCTTCTTTCTGGCTTCAATATCAATAAGGTCCCCCTGAGGGAAAGACTTACGGATAAGTCCGCCCTTAGATGTGTATTGGATATTGTACCCGTGGGTGGCATTAAGCCGAGCAACCTCGGCCTTTAAGGCTTGCTTTGCATTTGCTCTCCTCTTCTTATTCCCCCTGCCAGATAGAGTTGCTGCCCTGTGGTGCCCCTCTAGGTCGACGAGGGTGCCCTTGACGTTTGACCTTATCTGTTCATTTTGTTCTTGTAGTGTTTTCTCTAACTCATTTAATTTGACTGCTAATTTATCATGTCGGTTTTCGCTTAGGCCCCAAAGTGCATGCATTAGTTCTGGGGTGGTCTTACCAGCCGAGATTTTGGTTGCGTACTTCTCTAGAACGTTATCGATGCTGAACATCTGGACCGATGAGATACGATGCATTTCCGTGTCAGGGGAACGGTGCACCAGTGACGCTAGCTCGCCTTTTCTCAGCTGAGCAATGATTGAATCGCGATCTCCCTGTATGCCAAGATCCTCGACCATCTGGTCGACTAAGTTCTCTCTGATTCCTAACTTATTTGCATAGTTCTCATTGATGTAATCTCCGAGCCCAGAGAAGAGATCTGGATTGGCATTTGACTGAGCCTGAAGACGCAAGGACCCTTGGACATGTCCTGAAAAGGCTTTGGCGGGAGCCTGGGTGCGGCCTACAGTAATTTCAGCAAGTGCATCACCATATGCTGCGATCCTCCTTGTTGTATCTCGATTCCCCATTCGGGCATCCATGATAAGCCCTTGCAGAGCTTCATCGATTGCTGTTGGCCTGTAGATACCTGAAGGAGTTGTGAATCCTCCTGTATGTGTGCTGATGGCCTGAGGGTGATAGATGTACTTATTTGTTTCCGAGCCAGTCCCAAAGATCAGTCCGCCAGAATCTGCTGCTCCGAATTTCTCTCTTACCGCCCTAAATGCCTCATCTCTCTGTTCTTGGTTTGGGGAAAATAGATCTGAGATGACACCACCGGGAAGGTCGCTTCCCGCCAACTCGTTAATCGAGATGGCCTTGAGATTCTCCTTTGAGTCAAAGTATGCAGATCTCTTGAAGATTTCGGATGCCTCGTCTGCCTTGTCAGAAGTCAGACGTCCAGCTAGCTCGATACCCATATCTGCGACAACACCACCTTGAGCTTGGGTGTGGCCTAGAGTCTGCAAGTTGAATGAGCCCTGGCGACCTGAACCACCAGTTTTAGCTGGACTACCGTGAACGCCTACTGTGCGGTTTAATGCTCCGTATTTTAACTGGCCCTCTAAAGTTGCTCCCCATAGTTCTCTTGCTTTGCCTTCTTTAAAAGCACCTGCCTCATGAAGCTGTCGGTAGATGTAGCCAGCTTCCAACAATGAAGCATTAGCTCCTTGCTTGATAGCAGCTTCATGGATGCCAAATACTGCTACATCTTTAGCGACGGCTAGATCCTTGAAGAATCTATCTGGCGCCCAGCGACCTTTTCTGCTTGGCGATTCCATTGTCAGTCCGACAGCCTTTTCGAAGCGGTCTGCTAGATTGTACTTCCCATTATCGATAATCTGGGGCGTACCTGTTTCTGGATTGATAGTATAGCCAAGCTCCCTGATAGAATTGAGACGTTCGTATAGAGCTGCATGTTTCAGCTCCAATCTGCGTAATGCCTGATCACGTATCTTTCTGGCGTCTGGACTTTGTAAGACATCTTCTCCAAGAGTTAACTTGAACATGTTGTCTTCTAACTTTTGTAGGCCTGAATTTTTAATAGTCAGCGCTTCATCAAATAGTTCTTCCATTAGGCCATGAGTAAGATTAGCCATGTTTGCATCGCCGATCTTCTTTGTGCCCTGGACGGTTAGGAGCTGTGTCCCCCGGACTTCTTTTACGGCAGCCCTCCACCGTTTATCCGCAGTAGTCCCCCGAAATGCATCTTCTAAATGGAATCGGTCTTCTGGACCAGCAGACTGCAAGAAGGCGGCCTCTGCCTTGTTGATCTGCTCTAAGTCTGGAGCAAATATTTTCCTGATTGCATCAACATCTATTTTGTCTGGGTCCAGTGCAGCGATGAGTCTCGGGTCGTTCTTATTGGCCTCGTATAAAGCACTAAGCTTCTGAGCGTATCGCCAGTCTGTCTCTCCTTTGATAATTCCCTTGAAGGCCATCAGCTTGTCTTGTCTTGTGAGGTCTCTGTGCATCTCGCCAGCAAGTTGTATGGTGGGCTCTCCATTGACCAAGTCTTCTTTTAATTCAGTCAAGTAGAAGGCTCTTGCATTGTCGGGGATGGTAGTCATCCTGCCATCTGCCCCAATGCCTACAAAGTCACCAGGGTTTAATGTAATGGTCTTAAGAGCCTCGTCCAACTCTATGAATTGCTTGAAGGCTTGTGAACCTGTGTCTGCCGGGTCCAGATAGTTTCTGAGCTGCTCTCTATAATCGAGCATTTCTTGGAGATAATCACCAGAGAGACCCTCTCTTAAATGATTAGCCAAATCTCCCAGTACCCCGCCCTCTGCTTTAGAGAGCTTTGCGATCTTGGCGTTTACCGGACTGTCTGGGCCAAAGGCGCCAAGTGACTTATTCTCCTTATAGCCAATACGATCTGCCAGAACAAATTCGTCTTCATGAAGATGTAGATCTGCTCTATTTGTCATGGAAAATAGTGTGTTGGCTACAGCGTCTGGCATTGAGTAGGTCCTCAATCGGGTCTTGATATCGCCGGCAACAGTTTCCCTTACTCCGAATAGAGCTGGGGTGCTTCGGAATTTATTCCCAGTGCTTGTAACAACCTTGTCCCGGAGTGTCTGCGCAACACTCTTGTTGTCGCCAGTCAGACCAAGAGGATCCGCGCCATAGATATGGCCGGTCCTTGTGGGCATCGCCACATTCATGCTTGTTGCTTGGTTTGCGCTCAACCCTGCGGTTGGGTCCATTATGCCCCTATCAATTAGCTGATTCTTAAGAACTTGGAATTCGTTTGGAGCTAATCCAGAATCTGCCAGCACAAGCTGATTGGCGTATCTTCTGTTCAGTGCCTGGTTTGCCGTCAACATCATCACAGGCTTACTATAATCTTCTCTTGTACGGGCAAGAAACCTCTTGAGGAACTCCCCGCCCTTGACAGAGCCCTTTCTAAAATCCTCCAGACCTCCTTCAAGAGCCCAGTCTAAGAAATACTCATCAGTGCGGCGCACTAGTTCGAATGGATCTTTGTAGTCGTTCTTTAGGATTCTTGTCTTGATATCCGCGGCGCCTACATACTTCGCGACTCCTCTGACCTTGCCGTTCTTTCCCCATCTAAGAATATGGTCTTCGTCTTCCAGATAGAGATTTAGGACTCTCTTGTTTGAGGTGATTCGAACGCCAGTATGGAACATCTTGCCACCTTCTTCTAAGGTGATAAGCTTCATGGACATCTTCTGTTTGTTACTTAGACCAGGGGTAGAGTTGATCTGTTGGACCCGCTCATAGAGCTGTTGGATGCGGCTAGTAAGGCCCTCTCTGCCGGCAAAGGCCTTTTCTAGTTGCGCCTTGCCCTTTGTGTAAGAGACTGGTGTCTCTATTCCTGTTATAGACGACAAGGCGAACCCACCCTCTTCCTTGAGCTGCTTTACAGTCTTGAGGACTCCGCCTTCTGATTCGATCTGTCCATACGCAGTGGCAAGTTTCTTTAATGCTGCTTCGCCTCTTTGGGAAGCCCCCTGAAGCCCAGTTGGTGTGATCAGATTTAGTTTGTTATAAGAGGCGACTCTTTCTAGGTGCTCTCTGTAGAATCTTGTGCCAAGTGGGTTTTCTGCGCTGCCACCTATCAGTGAAGTGAGCTGCTCTCTGGTTATCGATGCTGGGTTTTCTAGGTCTATGCCGAGACCGATTGCGGTCTTCTGTAAGCCATACGAACGTATTAGCCCCTTCACTGTTGAGCCACGGATGAGCCCCATCGCATCTGCTACACCTTCTGCACCAGCTCCCGGATAGAAGAGGGACGCGACTTGTTCTGCGGTTCTGAAGTTACGGTTGCCTCGAGCTTCCATAATCTTCTTGTACATTCCGCTTGCTTCTTTCTGGGCTCTCCATGGAGCCGTGAGTGTTCCTTTCGCAGAAATATCTCTATATGTGCGATATGCAGTTACACCCGCACCAGCAATCATAATTCCCGGTGCTACATAGTCCCCAAAGAAATCATTATTTGCCATTACCTTCCGTACCTCTTAATCTCTCTGTCGAGCTCTTTTCTTCTGTTAGTCCCTACATCTAAGGTGATTCTAGTTTGATCTCCAGATGTTGGCACAATCTCTACGTCCAAGTCATTCAATCTTAGAGCAGTCAATGACTGCACGATATCTTCTCTTATTATCGTAGGACTCATCAGATCGCTAGCCGCTTCGTTTAGATATGGCTTTCTTGCTGCAGAGCGCTCGTCGCCTTCCCATAAATCAAAGTCGTGGAAATCCATACCCTGAGCTTGGACCACCTTTAGCTTTACATCGTCCATAGTTACTGCTGGGTGATAGCCAATCCAGTCGGCCTTTGGTGCATCAAAAGGAGACTCTTCAAAATAGGATTCTAACTTCTTTGCTCTAATATAGTCTGGGAATGTATTGCTGCGAACGTCTCCGCCCTCTACTTTGTTTATGTAACTATTCCAAGCATTTGTATCTGTAGCTTCGCCTTCTGTGGCTCTAGAAGATTCAATTGCTATTACAGCTGCTTGTTCGTCTGAGGTTAGATTCCCCTTTGCAGCTAGACCTGCATAAATTTGTTTCTGCCACTGTGCAGTATAGAATTTACGAGTATAGCGCGGGACCATCTCTAAGATACGCCCCTTCTCCTCTGGCGACTCAGACGTAATAAACTGTTCAAAGAATGGTAGTTCCTCTCGAGGAAGGACCTTCTTCACTGTATCCATATCAGCATATGGATCAGCGCCGAACATTGTGTATTCAGCTTTTCTCGCAAAAGCAAAAGCGGCCCGACCCTCACCTTCTCCTCTAGCATTAGCCTCTAACCGCTTGTACTTCATGTACTCGAGCTTATCGAAGTATTCGGTCAGATCTCTCTTCTCTTGGACGCTATCTGGAATGCCTTCGTAGCCAAAAGCATGAGCTGCATTGTACAATGCTGGCTTGATAAAGTCCTCGATAGGGCTGTCCCAGCTTGGCGATCTAGTGCTATACAGGTTCCTGTCTTCGTATTCTGTTATAGAGTCTACTGGACCTGCGAACTTATGCACGGGAGAAATTGGCAGTAGGTGTTCCACTGGATTCATTCTGCCTGCTTTAGTGATACCAGCCCAATATTTCCCTATCAAAGAATCTGGCTCTTCTCTGAACTTTACCTTCTGTTCTCTTTCTCTCAACTCAACCTTGGTGCCTTCGTAGAGAGCTAGATCTTTCTCGGAGAGACTGCCGGATGACGCAAGACCTTCTATCTTCTTGGATATATCTTTGAACTGCTGAGAGAATGGAGCGATGTCGCCAAGGATTCTATACTTATGAATGTCTGGATAATCCTCAGGATTGACACCAGCAAGTTCTTTAAATCTAGATTCGTATCCGCTTCCTGGAAGTCTGTATTCACCTTCCGGGATTGCCTGATATGGATCGCCATGGCTGAAGTCGATATAATTTTCAGGACCTGGCATCCATGATGGCATTTCGTTCTGAATTGGGTTTACCTTCTCCAACTGGAAGCGCTCCTTTGGAATGAAACGTCGAAGAGCTTCTGTTGTGGTAAAACCACCACCGATATTTGAGTCCCAAAACTGATCTCTCATTGATCCCACGTCAGCAAAGCTGGCGAGAACTGGTTGGTCTACACCGAAGTCGCTGCTCCCCGTCACGGCCTTCTTTACAGCAGAGAAGATGAAGCCAGGTAAACCTGATGCTTCCGTGGCCTTATATGCCATTTCCCCAGCCAAGAAGGACTGGTCGTAGGGTGATGCAGCGGCGGGCGGACCAAGGCCGCCTAATGCCTCGCTAGGGGCCTCAGATACGTTCTTTCCAAAAAGTACTACTTCGCCAGCAGAAACTCCTTCTCTTCCTCCTGGAGATACCTCATCCTCATGCATGACCTTGGGCGGCTTGAGAACTCGTCCAATAGTCATACCCCAGAGAGTGCCGAGTGGACCGAAGCCACTTGTGTCTGGTCCTGTGATAGGATATGGACGTTCGTAGTAGAGTTCTTTCTCTCTCCAGTACGGATCGATAACGCTTTTAATCATTCTGCTGAATGGTTTGTCTGCGTAATCTCCGAACTGAAGTTCGTCGGCAGGGGAATCCATTAGACGAGCGTACCAGTTTGGGCGGTAATACTGCGTCTGCTCCCCTTCGATATCTGTTCTGCCCATTTCCCAGAAGGCACCCTTGCGGACAGCTACTTCTGTTTCTCCTCGTTGTTCTGCGACAACTTCATCGTAGTCTTTGTTAGAGCCAAGTGCTCCGAGGAGGAATGGCAAGCTCATGGCTCCACCGATAGCAGCACCGATGATGCCAAACTTTCTCCCTCTAGTCATAGGCTTGCTTAAGTCGCCGACTATAGGGAGATCCCTCTTGAGTGCCCCCATGGCATCTGGCAGCTGGTGGACTTCTTCTCTCGCGGCAAGCCATCCGGTTTTGCCCGCCTCAGCAGCAATAGGATTAGTTATGGAAGCTATAGTCGCCCCAGTCACAGCTCCTGCAAAGGGGAAGGCTAGCACTCCGAGTAGTCTATGAGATCCCTCGGCTTCTCTCTCTTGGGCCTTGTTGAGACTTGTGAGGCCCAGCTTATCCGAGATGCTCGCATAGATTCTCTGGGTCGCGCCAACTGCTGCACCACCGACCTGAGCTAGAGATTTGTCAGAGACAAGTTCTGTCACTCGACTGCCTAACTCGTAGGCCGCCGTGAGCCCTAGCGCGAGTGGGATAATCCGCTTTGCATGTCTACCCCAGAGGTCCATTGTCGAACCGCTGTAGTCTCCACCAGTCCCGAATAGGTTCTTTAAGAAGGCATAGCTCTTTGTCTTGCGGACTCCAGCGAATAGATCCTGTTTACCAACGAGGTCTTCGATGGCCTCAAGTGGCTGATCTAACATTCGAAGATAGCGTTCACTCATCTTCTTCGTAAAGACTTCGCCCTCTTGCATTACGGCCCTAGCCTTGGGCCCCATGACAGAATCTGCGCCCTTCTCTACCAGCTTAGGATCTATGAAGGTTTCGACTAGTTCTCGAGTTGTTCCTGTTAACTTTGTCGACTCTGGAGTCTTGTAGACCATGTATGGAAATTCATTTGTGTGACTAATGGGTCTTGCGCCCATCGTCTCAGACAATGTGTCCATATCACGGATTACCTGTTGGTACTTGGAGTGTCCTGTCGCCGGATCAATTGGCCCTCCCATATCCCAACGTCGGACACCAATCCTTACATCAGGAGATACAAGTTCCTTGATGGCTCCATGTTCGTCTAGACTAAAGAGACCAGGGGCCTTGCCTGGTGAGGCGATACCACCTTCTACCAGTTTGGCTACTTCACTCTTAATCTCTTGATTTGATAGAGTTAATGACTCGCGGGCAGCCTTGGAGCGAACGTATTCTTCGAGGTCTGCTTCCGAGAATGGAGCTACCTGGAATCCGTGCAGCTCCTCTTCGGGGAAGAGACTCCTTCCTATTAGCGCCTCATAATGGCTTTGAGCCCCCTCCAGAGCAGAGGCAGGGATGTGTAGCCTCGAGTTTGCATTTGTAAAGGTCTGTCTGCCTAGCGCACCATAGAGGCCGAATGTTCTTGGGATGCCCCCAAATAATTCCTCGAAATACTTAGTCCCCTCGAGAAGGAAATCACCTACGGTTGCCTCTATCTTCCCATTCGCGAGCTTTGTTTTTCCCCGAACTTCGTACCAAGGTGTCTGGCCAACCTTGTCTAGGCCTCCAGATAAGTATTTGAATTTATTAGGATCTACTTGGATTTTTATAGTAGTTGAGGCCCACCGTACACCCACAATGGCAATAGAACCAAACGCAGCATACTTAAGTGCGTTTGTCCATCTATTGTAATCGGCTTGCTCGTGGCCGGTTACCTCGATGAATGGACGTCTATCTATCCCTTGGATGGGTGTGTTTGTGGCCATTTATCTCATTCCCTTTTGTCTAAAGAATTCTTCACGTAGCTGAGACTGCTGTTGTTGCTTCTCCCTTCTCATTGTGTCGATCTCTCTTTCGAGCTGTCTTGGATCTTGGATATCATTCCATTCTCTACTCATATCCTTAATCTCTTTCTGGATATCGATCTTGTGCTTCCTCTTCTCTTTCTCGATATCCTCTTCAGTAACTATTCTGAATGGTGGCTCGATTACCCTGCCCATCAATGTAGCTTCTGCTTGAGCTGCTCTTTTGAGCACTGTCTGCCATTCCATCTTCTCAATATCCTCGGGAGTGTAAGATGGGAAGGCTCTACAGATGGCCACTGTCAGTTGGTCCTCTATGTTGTCTATGGCACCACGCTGAGAGTCAAGCTGTTGGATAATTGTGTCGGCCTTGAGGGCGCCTGAGAAATATAAGATAGCCTTTACTACCGTAGAGACGACGCCGGCTGGTTGATCCAGCCGGCAGTCTTCCACGAATAGCATCTTATCTTCGATGTCTAATTCTGGAGGGGGCTCTTCGTCATAAGAAGAGAAGATGACGCACTTGTTGTATACGAATTCTTCTAGGTCGATGTCGATGTCGGCGCCTCTTATGAGGCGCGCTTCACGGAGCTTTTTGTACTCTGACCAGGGGAGGGGAGTCCAAACAACGTAGCCATCATCGAATAGAGTTTGGTATAGCGATGAGGTCGCTACCTTGCTTGTTAAATAATGCATTCTGAGAGAACCTCAGTATTGGTTAGCGTCTGATAGGAATATCTCTTGTTGGTTTTTCTACTTGTCCCTTAATAGAGATTGTTGCGCTCATAGTGGCACCATTGTGAGATGGACTGTTGGAAGTGGGGCGTTGACGTCTAGAGAGAAACTGAATGACTGGGCGCCATCAAGGCGAGTCCAGTCAGAGGTCCTACCTGAGCGGACAAAGACTGTCGATACTGGAGTGACACTTTCGCCTACTCCATTTAGCCCCCAGGTGACCTTCATGGTATCAGTCTCGTAGACCATGGTCGCTCTTGGGGCGAGAGCTTCTCTAAGATGTTGGTGCGCGGGACCACGTGCCTGCTCGGCTACTTCTAGAATCTTAGGCTCTACGTTCTCCCACTCTTCATCCTTAAAAGTTAAGGTCCCTTGGATGGGCTTCTCATCTACCCTCTGGGTGACGATCTCGATGCCTCCAGAGCCATCTGGGTTTGCGATGACAGTCGTTGTTTCCTCGACTAGAACTACCTCGTTCTTAACGAGCTTTAATAAATCTGGTCTATCCATTACTTGATCTCCGGAACATTTTCAGTGTATGGCTCTGCGTCAATGCCCCAGATGCCGCTGATCTTGCGAGGAGAGCTTGTGGCCTTGAAGACTGTAACCTTCTTGCCGTTCTTCTCCCCTGTAACCTGCTTTCCGTCTGCCTCGTAGAGGACGAAAACATCGCCCTCCCCGAGACATTCAAATGATAGCTTCTCTGTCCACTTAAAGCCTCTGTAGGCTCTTACTGATCTACTGTTAGGATTCATAAACTTTCCTTAGAGCTTGTAGCAAACTTCTAGGGCTTTCTGCTGTGACAAGAACTTCGAGTGCTCCATCACAAGGTTAAAGAGTGTTGGCATTAGCCCAGCTTTACTCATCGTCAAGAACTGAGGAGAGGCAGATGGGTACAGCAAGCAAAGCATGACAACCTTCTCATGCATCATTTCTTCAACTAGAGCGGGATCTTCTCTTGCTGTTGGACCTTCGGAGAACATCCTGATTTCCTTAGCAATGTTCTTGTGTTCAATGCGGCGTAATGGTCTTAGCAAATACAGAGACGTAGCGTCTGGGACGAATGCATAGACGTCTCCATAAAGCTCCTTCCATCCCTCTACCATTCTGCGTGGTGGGGCGTCGGGGAACTGCTTAGCCATGGCGTCCAATGGATCGAGGATTTCTTCCTCTTCCTCTACTTCTGGCTCCTTCACTTCTGGCTCGTCTGCTTCTAGAAATTCGCTAACTGCTGCTGTCTTCGGTGTTACTTTCATTGGCATCCTTATTCAATTGTCCTTGCTATAAAATTGTCTTTATACATTGGGTTATAGTTGTATGTGAGTTGGCGTTCTTGCTTTGTCTTTACTAGATGACATGGTTGACATAGCATCTGACAATTTTCTCTAAGACTAGAGCCGCCAATTGCTACTGGAATTATATGATCAAATTCCTTTCTTGTCTCTATAAGAGTATCACATCTATTACAATATCCCAGCTGTTCTGAATCTACCTGCCGTGCTGTCACCACTGAGAACCTATATTGTTTACGTCTAGGTCCCTTGACTTTGCTCCGGTCTGCTATCCAATTCTGATGCTCAGGACCAAATTTAGTTGGAGGTCCTTGTCCTGGCTCTGACTGGTGTCTCTGAGGTCCTGAGGCAATATTTTTCGCTGTTTCTTGACGGAGGATATCTAAATAGCCCTCTGTTTTATAGAGGCCCAACTGTCGTGCTTTCGATTGGATTTGCCTGTCGGATAGCCCGAGTTCGCCAGCGAGCATCTTGTCAGATGTTGTTGCGAATTTTGTCGTTAACATTAGAACTCTATCTTCGGGCCATGGTGTAATCTGGATGTGCCAATGTCGATGATTCCATGAAGTTAAGTTCTTTACAGATACACCCGTTTGTTCAGAAGTTAGTTTATAACTTCTTGTCTTTTCTAAGATCTTCTTAACATCTTCCATTATTCAATCGTCCGACATATGAAATTATAGACCTCGCCGACAGGTTCTCCACTAGATATAATCGTTTGTGCCTGTCCTGTCAAGTAGACATTCTTTAGCTTGCGGACTGTGTGATCTGCTTCCGGATCTGTGTAATCTCCGAAGACTGCGTAGATATCGAATGGAGCCATCAGGTCAAAACGTGTGTTATATCCTTGGGGAATTCCAGAGAATTGGTTTGATTGACTGAGTTTGTTTATGTTTGCTTCTCTCGCTAATGCCCTGAATTCCTTATTCCCAAGCCCACGTACTTGGTTTATAGCCTGGTTACTTAGATATGAACCAGGGGTGAGAATGCTCGTGGGGCTTGTGGAGACCTGAAGTATTGAGTTTGGTGCGCTTCTGCGCTCCTCGCTGACCCACTTGCGCTGTGAGCGTCTCCCGATTGCATTTACCCCAAACTTCTTCTCTAGCATTGCAGCAGCAATGATTGCCAAATAACCTGCCTCAACAAAGTTGATTACGAAATTCCCCTGCACCAAGAGGTTGCCGCTGGCCACTGTGTCGAATAGCTCGGAGGCGTATCCATAGATTGGCATCTTATTAGTTGCTGTTGAATATTGGATCTGGACGATTTCGTCTATCAACACATCATCAAAGTATATCTGAGCCTGTGTCCCACTGTAATATTGAGGGATATATTTACTTGCAGTCTTGGCTGCGTTTCTCCGCTTTTCTGCTTCGAGCTCGGCCTTGCGCCTTTCTTCTTGCTCGAGCATCAGTGTTCTAAGCCCGCCAGAATTCCATAATGCTTGTGCAGGGTCTGAGATGGCCCTGACCTGAGCTAGGGTAATATCATCAACTGCTGGATTTGTTGGCGGCCCTAGTCCTGCAAGTGCAGCGTCAAGGTCTTGAACTTCTTCAGCTTTTGGGCGACGGGGGTCATCTCGGCTTACTGTTTTTGCTGGAGGGGCAGGTGGCTGCTGGGACTGTTGCTCCGATGGAATACGAGTAGCCGCTTGTCTATTTACAGTACCGCCGCCAGATTGATTCCCGTAATTCTGCTGCACCCATCTATCATCCGCCAACGCCTGCTCTGTAGTCGTATTGATAGTGAACCCATTTGTGACGTTACGACTAAATACCCGTCCGCTTGGCAGTTGAGTACCCTCGGGGACTCTAGACCATGCGTCGGAGTTCCTCTGCATCGTATCGCTATCCCCTGAAATTCTATCTCTAGTTGCTTGATCTAATGCCATTTATCTTACCTATATGGATTACGTGTTTTGCGGATTAGCTCTTGCATTGCTGGAGAGGCTTCTCGGTTCATTAATGATGTGAAGTTTTCAACAGGTTCGGAAGGTTGTGATAGCGGAGAAGTATACCCACCTGGACGCATTAAGGCCATATGAGTTGCTGTATACTGTACTGTGTTTTCCGTGATAAGGTCTTCTACTGACATGACCTGACCTTCAGCAGAAATTTCCACTCCGAAGATTACTAACTCGGAGGCATACCCATATTCATTAGCAAAATGGATAACGATGTCGAACTGAGGCAATTGGTCTACCATTACATACGATAGGTCCGCCAGGCTTGTGGGAGTTACGGCATTTGAATTCACATCCCCTGGATTTCTTCTAAGCAAATCAAAAAGAACGTGTCTATCGAATACAGTAAAGACCATCGAACCAGCGATGGTACGAGTGCCACGAGTACGACCCTTTTCCCCGACGTGGCCGAGGGCACGCACAGGGTACTTTTCACGGAAGATGCTATATGAGATTGTCTGTAGGTTTCCTAAGACTTTGAAAATGGGATCCTGCCCATTTGCCGCTGGCATAGATATCATAGCGCGGATATCTGTACCCGCGTATGAGTTGTATGACTGTGAGAAGATGCTCTCTTTATAGGTTAGGTCGGCCATTGAATCTCCAGAAAAGAAAAAGGGGAGCTCCCGTCAGGAAACTCCCCTTTTCAATTACAGAAGATCCTTTTATATGTCAAACAGTTTGTTTAGACACTGTTTGGATCTACGAAGGCCTGCTTCGCTGTACGCCATGGGTCGATTGTACGACAGACGAATGTCATCTGGTGCTCGAGGACGATGTCATCGATAGAAACACCCGAACCTTCGTTCAGAATTTCTACACCGTAGATACGCATTGTTGCTGCCGCACCATACTCATTGGCTGCTGCAAGTGTAATATCGAATGGTGGAATTTGGTCTGAGAACCAAGGCTTAACCGCAGTCTGATCGTCACGAGGACTTGAACCGAAGTTTGTCTCTGCTTGGAAGGCAGTTGCACTTGGGCTGTTCCCCGAGTTTGGGTCAAGGGCGGAAATGGTGCCATCGTCTAGGCCGTCTGGTCGCAAGCTATCCTTATCGGCCCAGAACTTAGCCGACTCCATTTCATGGAGAAGGGCATGTCTGTCGAACTGGATGAATACTAGCGAGCCAGCGATACCACGCTTTCCCCTAGCGAATGCTCGAGGATCAGGGTCACCCATCGTATAGATTGGGGCCTTCTCACGGGTTACGCTCCAGGAGATACCCTGGAGCGTTCCGATTACTTTGTTGCCGAATACAGCACGAATATCAACACCGCCGAAGCTATTGTATGATCTGATAAACTGGCTGCTGAGTTGCGGATTTGCCATTGACTAAACTCCTTACTGAGCTAGAGCAACGTCTACAGTGATCTTACGTAGTTCGTTGATGACCTGTAACGTTAGGGTTAACTTTGCAGTGCCACGAATCTTGTCTAGCGCAGTCTGCGTCAGAGCTAGATTGAATGCCTCTAGGGCACCACCAGAAGCTCTCTGCAGATCCGATAGGCCCTTCTTGAGGGCTGTCTCGAGACCGGCCTTCTTGATCCCACTAAGTGGGTCACCAAGGAACGGACGAGACACATCGCGGCAGATCTTAACCGCTTCAGAAACCAATCTCACTGTCATGTTACGTGTGAAGTCAGAAGTTGGCAGGGCAGAAGACGGTGCGTCTACTACAATTACGCCTTCTGGACGCTGGTCGAACACAACATAACGTGCTTTTGCCAAAGAATCCTGATGACGCTTTGCGAGCTTCATTGGGAGTCTGATTCCACGGCCACCGATGAACTTAGCTGTAGCGCCTCTCCACGATGGGAGTCCAGCGAGCAAACCAGCATAAAGAGCAGCGCCAGAGTTGATATAGCCTAGTCCTGAAGTATCAGCATCATTGCTCAAAATCGGCCATGAAGCTACTGTGCTCAAGAACTTACCCATATCAATCTCGAAGTCGTTACCGTCGAGCAAAATCTCATCATCATCAAGATCTCCAGTCTCAGTTGCCTTGTAGCCTGGGTCGAACTGTGAGTTGTCCTCCATCAAGAGGCCAGCCACGAACTTGTTACCAAGCAGACCGGTTCCGTTTACACTGACATCTCCCTCAATGAAGGCTGGAGATTTACCAATCCACTGAGCCATTGCAGCAGCACTGAAATGGTTTGTAGGAGGACGAACACCGATGACACCATTGATGGCGACTTCGTTCTCTGTCATCTCTTGGCAGAACTGAGCGAGACGGTAAGCGAAGTTGACTTCGTGATAGGTATAGCCATCTTCGTCAGTTGCTTCTGGGTACCACATGTGGCGAAGCTTGCCGTCAACCTCTACCGAACGATGGTAAAAGAGCTGATCTGTTTGGTATACAGCCATTGTTGGGCTTGCTGCAGCGACCACAAGGCCATTGTCATCAACAGAGAAGCTTACGTCACGGTCGAAGAAGAGTCTTAAAACTGTGTCGTCATCTGCATCTTCTTCCCAAGAAAGAACACGAGCCGTACGAACCAGTTCTCCCTCAGTAAGGTTATCGCCGAAGGCAGAACCTTGAGCCGTAGTGAATACTGCCCAGAATGCGCCACGTCCACCTGTTGCAAGAGCAGTGACTGCTGTAGTGCGAGCACCAGCATCGTCAAAGGTCACGTCAACGCGATCTGCGAAACCCGCGATAGTGTTTACTTCGGTGACATCTGCCAATGCCTCATCTGGAAGTGCTGTTGCACCGGTGGTTCTGCCATCAAGAGCAGGGTCGTCAGCATACACACCTGGCATTACGATTACCGAAAAATCTGTAGCTTCCAAAGCCATGAAAGCATCTTCCATCGCTTCGTACATATTCATCTTGGCAGGAGATACTTCGTCAACTGCAAGAGCGCCAACAGAGCTTGTTACGTCAACCGTCCAACCTTCGTCATTGGCGACCTTTGGCAGACCGTTAAAGTCGGAGCCTGGGGTGACCAATAGCGGCTGTACGTTCGTTCCGTTATTCGCATAAATTCTATTAGTAAGGATCTTGTCTGCACGGATAGGCTTTACAGTCGAGATAAAGCGAACTTCGTGATCTGCTGCTTCTGCGAAGTTGCCTGCGTTTACCGTAATCGCACTTGCAAGTGTGACTGTCTTCTGTGTTGCGTCGAAAGATTCGACTGCACGCTCTGCGATTACAGCACCATTAGACTTACGGAGCTGGACAACATAAGCATTCGTTGCAGATAGTGGCTGCAAGAGAGCAAGCCTAGTTGCGGCATCTGTCAGAGTTATGACTGTTGGGGCGCCATCATCGGTTGTGAAGATCTGGGCTGCTTCATCAGCGAGAACCTTGACCTGCAAACCAATGGAGCCAAAAGCATTATCGAGCGCCTTTTCTCCAGTGACAGTTACGACACCTAGGTCGACAGGAGCATCTGGATCGTTAGAATAAACGAGCTGGCCTGAAGCTGCATCGAAAACCTTTAGAAGATCGAGAGCGTTGTCGTAGAGAACGCTGATCTTGCTCAGAGCATCCGAACCTTCTGCAGCTGTTTCAACTGTGTAGCCTGCTGCTCCGGTCACATCTCCAATGTGCTCGATCTTACCCTTCGTAGCGAGAACACGGAACGCCAGAGCGTTATCGCCTCCCCCTTGGAAGACCTCAACAAGGCCACGACCGAGGGTGCCGCTTAGCCCGAATCTTGATAGAGCAGAGCTTCCGGAAGCAACTCTCGTCTCGCTCTTAGAAGGACCCTTCTTTGCTGTGCCAAGTACGACAACAGTAGGGCCTGCTGGCGGAGCTTCTGGACGAAGGCTACCGTCGCGGATACCTACTACGATACCTGGAATATTTGGGAACTTGTCTGCCATTAGTAGTACTCCTTAACTAAGGGAACTTGCAACGATTAAGCTGCGAAGCGTGTGTTCACGAACAACTGTTACTTTTTCCGTGTGGACATAATATATCAGGGGGCGGATGACAATCTTCTTATTTTCGGGGGTGATCACTGCATCAGCGCCACGCCCTTCGTATCTGATATGATTTACGCCATTCGCTTCGAAGAACCATGTCCATGAATCTATAAAATCTTCGAACCAAAGGGCCCGTTGATTTGCGGTTTTGTTATTCTGGGCGATGATATCAAATTCAACTCTGTTGTCGAACCATTGCCCGAATGTGTAGATGTTAGAACCTGGATGATCTGGATCTATGATTGATTCTCTTAACATCTTTCGCCTTTGACGAATATTTCCTTCATTCATCGCGGCTCCGACTGTTTTTCTTTCATAGGTGCCAGGCAATCTACTTACTACACTATAAGTGATGACTTCACCATTGATATTATCATCTTTTTCGGGGAATTCTTCTGTGTAAAAGATTTCCTTCTTGGCGCCATCAATTTCTTGCTGACGCTTCAAAGCTTGCCCTACTAATCTAAAGAACCCATCTATATCAGTTGCAGGAAGTGGAGAGCGTAATCTAGGACTACGTGCCTCTTCTGCAGCCTGACTGGTTAGTTGGGCTAGATAATTATCAATTGATGCTTCAAGGATCTGTTTATTTTCCAATGTTTTACCAATAACTATTTGAGTAGGTTAATGTACCGTATTCAGAGTTACTCTGAGAAACAGCTTAATCGCCAGTATTCCGTTCTGCCATGATCTCCTCGGAAACGTTCTGCCATATGGATATTATGCGACTGTAGAATTTCCACTGGAGTTACAATCTTCCCCTCAAGATCAATTGTGGGTTCAAGAACTTTATCATAGTGTGAGACAGGATCAAAATACTCAATGTAGAAGAATGACATTGAGATCGTATGCTTTCCCCATTGCTTATACTTCTCGACGTCTTGATACTCGAATCTATTTGTCTTGTAGCCCGGGACGATGATGTCCTTGAATAAGTACCCCTCTCCATCGCACTTGTCACACCTATAATCAATTTCAGGTTCATTCTCTGGGGTATCTTTGCATTCACATGCAATCAGATCTGTTTCTGAATTTGGATAGACAATTCCGGATCTTGTATCCATCTTGCGTAAGATGAATAGGCCGCCCTTACCTAGTTCATCAGAAGCTCCAAACATAAATTTGTTGAGCTCTTTTCTGAGGTCCAGTTCTAAGCGGCCTGCTGTGTTGCTGAAGGGGCGAAAGGATCTCATTAGTATCTGTCCCTGAAATTCTTCTTACTACGTCTCTGAGCGGCTCCATCGGAGCTTCTAGCATATACTCCTCTTGAGTTCGCAGCGGGGATAACTTGTCCTGTGTAGTTTTCGGGGCGAGCCCATAGGCGTCCAAAATCAGGGGTGTCAGGGTTGTTAATCCCCTTCACTGCCACATCCAGAGTGCGCCCATAGAAACCCCCATCTTGTAGTATGTCTGTGAGCTGGCGGAGCTCTTCGAGCTGCCCCTTATACAGGTCCTGAGCTGCCTTGTCTCTTTTGACCATGAAATCGCCTAGTCTCTTTTGCATCATTGCATTAATAGAGCTACCAGACAAAAGACTAACTATAACTGAAGCTGTAACCCATCTGCTTCTGTAGCTGGCATATGTCGTCGGATTGATAGCTGCTACGTCTGGACAGAAGTTCATTAGATCTGCTTGACGAGAGAAATATTGTACTAGCTGATTGACTGTATCGTCTGGAACGTCAGTGAGGAACTCTCCAGCAATTAAACGTACACGCATGACATTAGAATAGAATGGCGAGAATGCTGTAGTGAAATGAGTTGTTACAGCACCATTGAGAGCCGAGCCGTCTAGGGCTCTGATTCCAGATACTGTCACAAAAATGATTCTATTGCCTACTGGTCTGCTGGGGGCGATTGTAGCTTCTAGTGAAAAATTAATCATCTTCGTCTCCCCATGCTTCTCTTGAGAATTTCGAATTGTCCGTTAAGACGACGATGTCAGGAAAAGCGAAACAGTGGTGCTCTGTGTCCGCCCTATAGGTGAATGCCGGAATAATACGTTTAGTCCCTGTCGTAAGATTAACCTCAACTCTTCTAAAGACCCTAGACAACTTACAAGGCTCTAATCTTATTGAGTGAATAACTGATTGGAATTGTCTTTCCTCTTCCTCGAATAAAGAGAAGTGATCGACATCAATTAATGTTGCAGCAACCAAGTGGCAATCAGCAAGACCCTTGAGGAACGCCATATCCGGATGATCTTCTTCTATAGTTACCTCATCTAGTGGCTGGACCCTGAAAGTAAAATGCCACCTGAACCTATCCTTAGTCATTTATTCCTCGTCGTACCGAACGATAACTTGATAGCTTCTTGTAGAACCAGTTGTCGCACTTGGCAATACTTCCATCTGAAGGGCAAGGTAACTACCGACACCTGCCTCTACAATATCCCCATCAGCTTGATTCTCAGAGAACGGTCCAGCTCCTAAGGAAATAGGATCTGTAGAAGTTGCTAGGAATAGATTTGTTTTTGGTTGTGGAAGGGCATTGGCACTGCTATAGCCTCCAATCCTTGGAGCATGAGGATCTGCTTCTGCATCTCCATTAGCATCACAATACGTATCGAATGTAGCTGCCCAGACCGAGATTCCTGTGTTGGGAGTGCCTGTTGTGAATACTTCGATATTTGAGACTGAAGCAGAATCTCCTAGGTCAGAAATATAACATCTCAGCCACTTTTCATAAGACCTATAGACACCTGCATTTGGTTTCACCAATGGGTTATCGGTACTGACAATTGCGTCATCTGCAGACTTAAACTTCACAGTGGATCCAGCTTTTGAAGTTGCTGATTGGGCTCCAACAGAACCATTCCACTCATTGATAATTATTGTAGCGGCCATCTATTTACCCCTGAAATCTTAGTATGAGTTTTTTGCCACTGACAGTTGCCGAAACGAACATCGGGACAGACATCTGTTCGGTTTCATCAAGCGGGAGATTTTCCATTAAGACTTCAATAAAAGCATCTGATACTGAATCTGGGTCAATATCTTTGTTAAATGTTAAAGTAATCGTCTCGAATCCGAGTGGGACATTTGAAGCTCGGTCCGATGGAACAATACTCACTAGGGCGAGAGTGCCGCTATCCACCGAAGGAACATTGTCGATCCTCCTAAAGCCATCTACTTCTCGCTGGGCAATTTTGAATGATGGGATCTCATCGTTTACTTCTACATATGTGGAAGCCCCAGTATAGAAGGTAAAGCTGTTGATCTCGCTTAGAGGTACGCCTTCGTAAACGTCAAATGAGAATGTATCGTTGAGGGCAAAATTACCAGCTGTGAATATGGCGAAGATTCCATCTTCGAGCTCAACGAGTCGATCTGTGACCAGGACGGAAGACTCTAATCCCCCTGATGTCTTGTGGTATGAGAAGGTGGCTGTGCCGAGCAAGCCAGTACTTCGTATTGTAATTACGAATGTGTCGTCCTCGCCCACGTATGGACCCTTTAGGAGGATGCTTCCAGTAGATGTATTCTCGGCGCCACTCTCAACAGAGCCAATTGTTTTAGAAACAACTTTTGTGCCAAGGATTACTTTGTAAGTGGCATTGGGGGAGAGTGGTGAATTTGGTGTGAATACGAATGTAAGGTTGTCCTCTGTTGTTATGACACCTTCAACGATACCGGTGAATACGTCAGAAGTAAGATAGCTGTGAGGTGGTTCGGGAGTTAAATTCTCCAGAGAGGGCCCCTGGACCACTAGCTTGCTTGTACTAGTCGTGACGATGAATGCGCCCGCCTGGATGCTATCTGGATCAATCTCCTCATCAAAAGTTACAGATATAACTGTGTTTAAGGGACGTCCTTCGTCTTCGTTCTCTGGGCTAGTGGCGGAAATTTCCATTTTTACCTCTTATATTTCTTACGAATTTCCTGAAGGGCCTTAGCTTCTTTCGAAAGTTCAGGTTCGGGCTCTTCTATAGCCTCTGGCTCAGGGACTGCTTCAGGCTCTTCTCCTTCTTTCGTGAATTCTCCTTCTTCGACATTTAGTCGCCAATTCTTTATATCTTCTTCTGGGACATCAAACGATTTTAACAGTCCAACAACAAATGTCTTCAATTCTCTCTCACAAGTGCCATGCTCTCTGAGCAGGACGGCTTCTGCGCGTAGAAAATCTTTTCGAACTTTGTGGTGCATCTTTACTAACGATTCAAGTTGCTGGTCCATGTTTCTAATGATTTCCATATCCGCATCGGGGACTTTTCTTTTCTCGATCATACTTAATCCTATAATCAAAAGTTCAATAATCTAATCAATGACTTGATTCAGCATGATTATAGAAAAAGAAAAAGGGGAGCGCAAGCTCCCCTTTCAAAACCATTCACTATCGAACTAAATTAGGCTTTCTGGAAAGGCAGCCCGATTCTAAGAATTAAGGAGTCTGTGCCTACAGAAGTTCCGACAGGGCAACACCAGTCTCCCGAGTCGATGTCGTTCGCAAAGTCTGTTGTTAGCAATCCAGAAGCAATTGCGTATACGATTGCACCAGGGGTAAAGTTCGCCGAATCTCGTGCAGCCGATGCAATCGAGAGGAAGGATCCGTCGACAGTATAGAGGCTGACGTCCTCATTGGCTGCAGAGATGTCCGAACCGTTACCAAGCAGACCCTGGACATGCATGCCAGCCTGGCTGTTTGCAGCTAGGGCGACCTTGCCAGTTGCGGTAACAACATAAGCAGCCTTGTTTAGTGGAGCAGTGATGGCCGCATTCGAGACAAGACTTGACGAGTCCGAAGAAAGCAGCAGCTTATCAGCGGTGACAGAGCTTGCAGCGAGCTTATCTTCGGTGATACCGAGGTCCTTGACCTGGATCGCGTCAGAACTAATCTCGATTGTGCTATTGTCCACATTCACTGCCAGCTCATCACTTTCTACAACAAGAGCTCCGCCGTCCAACAGGCCGGCCATGATTGCCGCAAGCGAAGCCATCGAGGCCTTCTTGCTGCTGCTGTCTGATGCATCAACAAGCGTAATCATGTCAAGAGAATCTGGAGATGCCTTTGTGCTTAGCTCGCTGAGGGCAAGGGCAAGTACACCACCAGAAGCAGCAAGGCCATTTCCTGCCATTGTGCTTGCAAGCTGAGCGAAGCCGACATACTTCGTTGCGGAGTTAGCAACATCGTAGTAAGGGAAGTAGTCATCATCAATGGTGCTTCCGCTAAATACGCCTGCGCCGCTTGCCAGTGCACTCACATCAAGCTTCACACCTCCAGCTCCGAGGGCCAAGCCAGAGTTGCTATCGAGATCCATCTTCAGTCCTGAGCTGATTTCAAGACCAGAGTTCGTGGCAAGAGTCAATGTGATATCGTTAGTATTAACTACGATGGCCGAGTTGCCCGAGACCACATCGATTATGCCACCTGTCTTTGTCAGGCCTGCGCCAGCTGTAATCGTACCTGAACTGGAGAACTGAGTGAATGTAACTTCGGTAGTTCCCATTGTGATGGCCGTATCAGGGGAGCTGAGCACCCAACCTGTGTCTGCGTTAGTCGAACCCTGCTCTACGAAACAGAACATGCCCGGAGTCATCTCACCATTTGCACCACCAGTATCTGCGTCGGTTGCACGAGTAAGAATGTATGGAGCAGAGATAATGTTACCAGCGTTAGTCACAACATAGATACCGTTCTGCTCTGGGTCTGCCTGATCCTTGATGAGGACTCTGTCGCCGGCAGAAAGAGACACACCGTCTACCTGCTGCATGGCAGCATTCGAGTTGCTTGTCAGCGTGGCCCCAACACCAGAAGCTCCATTGTCATAAGTTACGGCATCTGTTAGAGCAGCGGTAGTTGCCGCGACTACGCTCTTCTTGACATCAAGACCTGATGCTACGCTATCAGCGTACGACTGCACATATGCCTTCGAGGCAGCTGCATCTGATGCTGATGGGGTAGTTGGCAGGCCGAGAATCTCGCCACCACCTGACAAGGTAATATCCTTGTTCGAGCCCATTGTAATACCGTTGGTATCAGCGACGAATGCGCTGCTGGCGATATTAATAGATGTGGCAGCTTCTAGGGCATCAACAGGGACCAAACCACCTGAAGCGCTAAATGTATATGCCTTTGCCATTGTCTCCCCCTGCTTATAAGAAATATATAAGCGTTATAAGTTTTACACTTGACAGTTAATACAAATCATGCTTGCCAAGTTTCAGGAAATCAATAACTGTGCGGTGGTGCTAGTTAAGGGGATATTGGAGGGAAGAGAATAAATGGGCCTGGGTTGATCATAACTAATAGAACTTCTTCAGTTTTAGCCTTGCCCACGACCTGAACGACAAGAGGAAAAGTTTCATCTTCTTCTGTTGGGGTCCAGATTGTCCCTGGTTCTTTACCCGCATAGTATGTACGCCCAGGGATTAGGCCCTCGAAGCCTGCAAGTTCCCCAGCCGAATGGACGCTACAAGATGAGCCACTCTTTGACGAGACAAAACCTATGGATGTCATAGTATCCTGAGAAGAGCCATCGGCTTCTGCAACAGTATTTGAAGATGAAATATAGACGAGAGAGTTTAGAGGAAGACCGGGGTCGCAGGACCACACGCTATCTTCGCCAGGAACGACGACGACCGTACCTCCAGAAGAGCCATTTTGGGAATTGATTGCTCCTGCACGGAGGTACGAGTGTCTACGCATTAGAGAACCGTTAGTTGAAATTCTTCTGAGACAAGAAGACGCTTGTGGTTAAAGACCAGAACTTCGCATGGGCCTGGACCTGGGTCATATCCATAGAGACTCTCCAGGGTGACCTCAGCTACGATCTCATCATCCCCAACAGATATGCTGGTGATAGTTGCTGGGATTCTGATCCTATTCTTGAATGGCGTAGGGGCGATACAGTCGACCTTATTCCTCTGACGGACAAATAAGTAGACTTCTATGTCTGTGTCTTCAGCACCGAAGTTAGACCCCGTAATGGTCAGTTCCGTTGTCCCTGAGCGGGCCACGGTTGCGTCGTCGTCTTGGTCTGTTGAGACATCTGTGACAGTCGGAGCATTGGCTATCGACCATGTTGAAATTGAGAGAATGTCGCCATCAGCATTCTTCTCTATCTGCCTTGTGAAAACCACGTCTGAATCCTCGTCTGTGGTGTCTCTCAAGAACGTCTTCGTTTCGGTGATCGTAGTATCAACGTTCCCATCGGCAAAACCGTCTGCAATTAGACTGGGTTCGGCTAATAGTGATGCCATCAACGAGTTAAGATATGGTTGCTTCATTTGTTAGTTAGTCTCCATGGCCAGCTTATTCATCCTTGTGCGGGTCTTCTTAGGTGCCTCTACTGGCACTTCTGGCTCAATAACGTCCTCGATCACTTCTATTTCCCTGTAGAACTTATCTTCAAGGGTATCTGGATCTTCTTGATGAATGCGCTCAATTCCATACTTGATTACTGTAATCACATCTTCTCGAGGGGAGGGTTTCGCCTTCTCTCTTTCCAGAAGAGAGTTTAGTTCGGCAAGACCAGCCCTTCTTTGCATTACGATTCTTGAAATATGCTTACGCTGAATCTCAGCAGCGGAGAGGGCAAGGATATCCAATCCCCCTGCCCCAAGAGATCCAAGTAGTGGACTCTCTGAGTCGATAGAACGAACAACTCCAGACTCTAAAGATTTGTCGAGAATAGTTCGCTGCTCTACTGAGAGCTTGGATAGTTCAGCCTCTGAGATCTCTCTCAGAGGCTTCGCCTTCATTAAAGTGATATTAGTATCTGGGATTTGCCAGAAGGCACGAGGTGGGTTCAGGTAAATATGCATAATGTTTACTCCAGTTTAGGTTAACCGGAGTAAGTATATGTCTGCTCAATTAACCTTGTCCAGTAAAACCTAAATTAATTAGGCGTTATCGAATGTAAGTGCGATGTACTCGTCACGACCGAAGTTGCCTAGAGGACTCACCTTTAGATAAACAGTCGTGTTTGATGCACCAGCAACATCTGTTACCGACACAGTAGCAGCCCCATTCGCACTTGTCTGGATAATTAGAGACGGTTTGGCCGTAGTAGTAATTTCTGATCCAGCACCAGTTTCGGCTAGGCGCCAAGAGCCGACAACAGCAGCTAGCATGTTTGCGTCGAATACCTGGCAGTGGAACTTACAAGCAGCAGCAACATTTGTGCCACTGAAGTCCTTTACCTGAATAGCGACAGCACGGACATTGCCAACTTCGGCAGCAGCGGTAAGCGAAGCGTAGAGTTGACCGACCTGGAGATCCGCAGCATCGGACTCTAGAGTGTCGACTCTATCGACAATTGATACTTTTGAAAAATCAACCTGTGACATTTTTGACTCCTAATAAAAAGGGCCCTGACACCTTATCAGGCGAGGGCCCTAGCATTCAGTTCAGCCTAATTAATTAGGGAACAGCTACGTTACGAGTTGCAGCAGAGATGCTTCCAGCCACATCAATGTGTGCCGTTGCTGGGAGGATGATCTTGTTGCTGTCTACTACAATGTTCTTTGCAATTGCCAAACCTAGGCCTCTATCCTTTGGACGAATCAAGTAACGCTCGGAAATCTTGATCTTCAGGATGTCAGTCTCAGGGTCTGTCCACTCATTCGACTTAGGACCATGCTCTTCGATGTAGAACCCAAGCTCATTGCTATCTGCCATGATGATGCTTGTGGTGTTCGAGGACACATCATAAGGAACCCAGGGGCTAACAACGATACGGAAAGGCAAGCCAAGATAACTTGGTAGAACTGGAGCTGTGCGCAAGTTCTGATATTCGCCATCTGCACCGATTGGTAGAACGTTTCCGTCTCCATCCTTAGGAACGTGACCGTTCTGGTTAGGCCACGAACGAGCCTGACCACCCGGTAGAGCCTGACCACCGAAGCCAGCAGGGAAATCCTGATGAGCTGGGTTGCCTGTCCACTGACCTGGGTACCAAGCCTGCTGGTTCATCTGGGCGAAAGCACGAAGCTGAGCGTCCTGGAGGAACATGAGCCATGTCAAAGGATGAACGAACAAGAGGTTCGGGGTATAACCATGAGCTAGAACCTGTGCGTACATCTCAAAGACGTCGTCCATCGTGATAGTACCGTTCTGTGCACCTGTCAAATCGCGACCAGTTGTCGTACCAAATGCCGAATTCAATGGGCTCAAGTTGTCGTGGGTTACACGAGCAAGCTTGTACCACATATTCCAAATCTTCTCTTCCTTGTTACGTGCTAGAGCGCGAGCAGCCTGACGAGTTGCCATCGTGATTACATCGAACTGAGAGTAGCGAAGTACCTCATCCGAGAACTTCACGGCAACACCGTACTTGGCTGGCGCGTTAGCGATCTGAGCTGCTGGACCATAGGTCACACGCAATTCAGGGAACGTCTCAAGCTCGCCGACCTCGAAATCACCGTCTACAGCACCCATAACTGGCATGTCGACGAATGTCCCGTAGCCATTGAATGGAAGACGCTGTAACATGTTGGTTGCAATAAGCATAGGCTCGATTGCTTCCTGGATGTTGTTGTTAATGACCTTAGGAACCCACAATGGGGATTCCCACATGGTCAAAACGTCCTTCATCTTCAGTTCTCTGCCATCTGGAAGCTGGTGCTTTGGAGAACGCCAAGCGTACTCAAAGTCCTTGAACTTTACATCAGCCTTTGCGTCCACTTCGTGGAATGGCATCTTCCTAAGCTGATTCATATCTCTAATAGCCATCTTGGTTTACTCCTTAGCGCATGAATAGGCTGATTACGACTTCGCCCATTGTTGACTGTGCTTTATGCATGTTGTCAGGGTATCCGTCAGTT